CGATGGTGTGGTTAATATATCGACCATCGACCGTGGGTCAGAGCACCACTACGCACCCAAGAAGCGGTTCTACAGCATACCGACGATCAAAGTGTGCGGAAAATCTGTAAAAACTAACATCCTCTCGATTAATATGCCAATTAACCCTGACCATTATTACGTGCTCATTGCAGTGGTTAATTCACGTGGTCAAATTGCACATATTGTTGCGGAATCTAAATCACTGGTTCGAGCAGCGACGGTCAATGCACAAATAAAGCGTATTGGACTTATCTACCTAGAGGATAACTTCCATGCTTTGCACCATATCAGTGAGAAAGACTTACGGTTGGAGCGTGCACAACCTAACGTGCCGAAACTATTATTAGATGTATCTCGTAATCGAATGTTCCCCTTAGGTGGCTTCGATTTAAATACTTCTATGTTTCTATGGCGTAAAAAACCAAACTAATAAAAGGAAAATATCTAATGGTACAATTCAATTATGACAGTGGTGTTAAGAAAGCGATTCAGGCAGCATCAGAACTTTACGGTGATATGTTGACTGAGGCCATCATTGAAATCGACAATATTAACCGTTCTGTGGGTAACGAATTAGGTGAGGGTGAGTTGGCAAAGATCGGTTTGCACGCGCAAAGTAAGTTGATGAATAGTGAAATACTGGAAGCGTGGACATCCATCTTAGCGGGGCCTGACAACACACGCGATGATATCGCAGACATGTTATTTGTTGCAGCAGGTTACCTTGCACGCTATAGCCGCGACATCAGTGTGGCTGTCGAAGTGGGTTCTTGGCTATTGAACGAGTGTATCGAACGGGTACTCATTGACGCTTCGGTACTTGATGGTGGAAGTTGCAAATATAGTAGACTGGCAGCAATATCTCACCTATCTGACTTTGTAGCGCATTACCATGACGATTACATAATTCCATATGAGGATGAGTATAATGTCATGATGACTACAACACGTAATATGATGGTAGAGCTAATCTACAGTATTTTGAACTATGCATGTGCTGAAGTAGAAGATATCACTGAACGCGAAATGATCATCGACCGTACCGTCAGCGATCTCAATAAAGTCATTGAGTCTAACAAAACAAAGTTCTGTAAGACGGCTGATGAAGCTAACGCCACCATCCGCAAATATGAGAAGCTGGGTGTGACTACCCATGCCGAAGAAAGCTCTCTTGGGTATGTCATCAAAAGCTCTGTAACCGTTACAGGCAAAGACGGTAAACAGTACCCTGAAGGCAAGTGGTTAAAAGGTATCAACTTTGTTGATGCTGAATTCGATGTCCGTGATGGCGAAAAATATTAATAATTGGAGTTTAAGTTATGTCTAAATTAAGCGCATGGGTTAAGTGCACCCCTAAAGCACGTCAAGATATCACTGCAATCGAAGGTGGTGTCGAAGTAGTGGTACACAAGCAAGGTGACTTGTTAGAAGATAAAGCCACTTACACGGGCCCGTTCCCACGCGGCCATGCTAATGAATGGGTGGCACATGCCAATGCATCTTATGGCAACGATGTCCATGCCTGGGATGTTATTAGCGAGAATGACATCCCTGAAGATGTTGAGTCTACGCGTATCGTAGAGCAGTGTTAAATAATTAACAGGAGGGTGATTCACCCTCCTTTTTTTTGTCTTTATGGAGTAGTATAGATGGATTACAAACTCAATCAAAAGGTTCTTTTTGCTAAACAGTTATCACAAGCAATTAATGTGCCTTTAAAAGCCAATGAGTTCACCTACCGGAATGTGGAAAGCACACATAACCGATATGGATTCACATTACCTGAAGTTAAATCTACTGGGTATATTTCAGAATGTCCGCATGCGGCATACATTCAACCGCCAAATTGGAGTCACCGTGATCATTGTGAATTCATAGCACGTGAAGTGTACGATATAAAAAGCCCTTATATTACAATCCACTCAAAGTCTGATAACTACGCACATATTTATGTGGATGGGGTAGAGGTAGACTATACGGATAGGTATGATCAGGTGTTTACACACCACATGAATATCGAACCTGGTGAGCATGTCTTTACGTTTTATTCTAAAGAAGATACAGGCGGAGCAGGGTTAGCGTTTGCGATAAAAGATGGCGACACATGGCACTATTCATCAAAGAACACTAAATTAAAAGATGTGACCGATTGGCCTGAGAAAGAATACTTGGAATATTCACTCGACACCAGCGTTGAAGTAGACGTTACCGTCTCTCCCTCTGAAGTTTACGGTGACTACGTAGAATTCGATTACCAACGTGTTCCCGTCGAACAAGTATTCGGCCTGCTGGATGCAGATGACGCTAAAGGCGTGCAGTTACCTTATGATATTTCCAACATCAGTATGCTATCAGATACCATCGACAATTTTGAGCAAGTCTTTAATCAGTGGTATCGATTCAGTCACAATGCCAGTGGTAACTATCCCGCAAATAGCAGTGAGTTAGATGCATGGGTATATGAGCCTGAGTATGACTGCATTCGCTCTACCGTCAACTCCAACACATTCGTTGGGTTCATCTCTGATAAGAAGTCTGATAATTATACCTTTAGCACCATTGTCAGTTCGAATAATGGGGATGATGATACGATCGCTATTAACCTTGCCGCCCATGTCCAAGGTGAATATGATGATAAAGAGCATACACTCGCAGTTATCTGTAGTCGGGGTGGTACGGGCCAGTTTGTTCGTGTCCATTGTGACTATCTACAGGTAGGTCAAACAGCGATACGTGTACTTGATTCGGATTCTGCCGAGGCCAACAATAACCCCGGTTGGCAGCCTTGGTATGCCCACATCCATGCAGTAAGAGATGGCGATCTCATCGATGTGTATGTGAAAATGTTCAGCATGCCCGACGGTGACCGGGACACTGAACTAAAAGGTGTGGTGGATGAACGCAGTGAGCTCTCCGAAAACGATATGATTGCCGAAGGGTATCTATATACCACTATCAACCTTGCTGAAGACGCTCCAATGTTCCAAGGCCCATCGAGGTATGGTTATGGCCAATTCTCACAATCCAATGCACGTTTTTGGAACATCCGTCGACCCAACGATGCGCCGGAAGTAACAAAATCTCTAGTGGATTGGTTTAAAACACACTACGGGTTTAACATTACCGGTGGTGGGACCAATGTCGAAAACTTAGGCGCAAACAGGTTTAAGATTAATTTCGATAGTCTCGTCTACAAAGGCAGTTTAGAGCTTATCCCACAATAGGGGGCATATTACGATTAAGGCAGTGGGCTACGGCCTACTGTCTTTTTTTATGTGTCTATTGATACTTTGTAGTAACCATTAACTTATTTTGAATATTAACGATGCCATTGATGTGGTTGTGGGGACTGAGCAAAACATCGGTAAGCGTTACAGTGACGTTCCAGTCAATAATGTTGAGCCATTAGGTGAGTTACCATTCACACCTTACGAGGAAGAGAATAAGCAAGCGTAGTGGTACTCAACTTACACTTAGACATATATCATTAAGGTGCAGTTAACACATACTGCACCTATACTTATTATTGTTCGAGGACTATTTAGATGGAAAATTACAAAGGGCTTTCTAAAGCAATTAACGATTACATTCAAATGCACATGGAAGATGGTGCAAAGTTGTTTGACTTGGCAACCGATTGGTCTTACGATAATCTGATTGCTAAGATTGATCGCGAGGAACGCGAGTACTACGATTGCAGTCATTGCCGTCGCATCATCGATACCATTATCAATGTTGGGGCAATTGATGCTGGTGGGAACATTTCCCCGCTGATGCGGGATGAAGATTTCATTGCAGGACTTACGGAGGCGTTGCCTATTACTCGTGAAGATATCCGTAAGGAGTATGAACGTGTGTGGCCTGAAGATAACGTTGTTGGGGTGCGTGGGATTCATGTCAAACTTTTTGATCAGTCGCAAACACGGTTGACTTATAAAGGCGTATTTACCAAACCGACGACCAAGTCACTTAACGGGTTGGTCTATCCACATATTCATGTAAAACCAAATAAGCGTGTCTCAGACCTGACGACTGTCCCAAACCATCGTTTATTTCACGATGTCAAACAGTCACTTTCAGCTTTGTCGCGTCGTTACAATAGCATGGAAAGTCTTAAACGTAATCTGGAAGAGTGTTATCGGGCATTCAAAGGTGAGCGTTTTGCCAGTCGGGCTCATACCCATACGCTGTCGCGACTTGATGGTCATTTGGGACGCAATTTAGGTAGCCCCCTAAGTTTACTTGCGGCGATTATCATTGCTGGTAACGATGCGCATGCTGTCATTCACTTTAATAGCAGTGCTGTGGGCGCGTTGGTATTTGATACGAAGAAGTTTGGCTACGACTCTGCCATTGATAAATATGCAGAGCGTACCAATATTGTAAACTACCGTTGTAAAGATCCATCACGGTTAATCAGTGCGGAACGGTCTGAAGAAGTCGCAAAGGCGCTCAAGCCATATGAGAATGTATTCAAACGTCGTTATGCGACGCGTGAGGACATTGCCCCTATTTGGGAAGCTGCTAAGGGTGATGATAGTGATGCTTCGCCCTCACCCCTTGACCACCTTAATGATATCGTGAAAGATAAGCCTGAAGCTAAAAAGGATATTTATCCAAGTACACCAAAACGCATTTCAACCGAACGTTTTGTATTGGAAATATTGCCGAAGGCTAAAGAACTCTACGCATACATTGACGGTGCTAACCATCCATACATGGATTTCCGTGCAGGATTCGGCGTCTTATCTGTACCTACTTCAGAGGATGTTAATAACATCTTCAGATGGTCAGATGAATCTGCCGCTAAGGCAAACCACGTTGTCTCCGCTTTCCCAAATGGTCGAAATGGGTTCGCGTCAAGTCGTGGGTTGGAAGCCACCATAGTCAATGGCATGTCTACATTGAAAGTTGATGTGGTTGTTAACCCACCTTGGTGCTCCCACCAAGATGACATTCATGATGGTTACTTGAAATCTACTGTTTGGTTAGGCTTTATGGGCGAATTTCAGGGAACTGCCTTAGACATGCCTGCAATTGGCGGTTTTGTCAAACCTGAGCTATACACCTATCGGGGTGAAATTGATCACATTGCTTCTAAAGTAGAAGTCGCAAACCCAGGTGAACCTGCTTGCAGTGTTCTACAAATCAACGGGGCTACATTATTTGTAAAAACCGATGAAGGTAATTACAACCTTACTATTGATGATGACATCTATTGATAGTGTGATTATACAGTGCTAATCGGGGGTGCGTACACCCCCATTTATAAATTGGAGTATTATTAAAATGGCAAGTGAAAAGTATATTGAAGTACGTACACATTTCTTCGATTATTTCAAAACCCATAACACATTCATGGGTGTACATGTTTTGACGATTCCCGACCACTTGAAGAACACGAAGAAAGAGTGGCTTATCATCGAAGACATGTTTAAGTCTCTTGTGCCTTCTGCTAAAGAAGACAAGCTGCAGTACATGGTTGATGAGGAGTTAATCATTGTTTTTAACCGCAATGATGCTGACCTATTGGAAATGATCAACCAGCATGGTACGTTTGCAGCCACAACCTATGGCGGCCCATACTGCGATTTAGGTGAAAACTTATTACCATACAGCCCAGAACTATTTGGCCCTGTCGGTACCGTTGACATTGGCATTGTACCAGAACCGACTGAGGTTAACAATAACAACATTACTTTATTCTGGGATAACGAATACGAGACCGCTACCCTGTACATTGACAATAATGTTGCAGTCACGTTCTTTAAGCCCGAATAGAGCATAACGGTGGGGTATCGCCCCACCTACTTATAGAGGTATTACATGCGAATTGTGGACTTCATTAGAATTGCAAGGATGCATGTAAATATAAGTGATGGGAAAATTGTCTATGTTGTCAACATACTGGATAGTCAAGGTGATTCCCTCCTCATACAGAAAAAGGATGGTGGGAGCTGTTACATCAATCTCCAACTATTTGGAGATGTTGAGGGTCGGGCGGGTCACAATACCGTGGCGTATATAAAACATGGGCCAGTTAATCGAATTAAATTATTCCCCGCTAAACATGCAAAATTATACATCGCTTCTAAAGGTAGGTTTAATGTAAACCACATACCTTATGATATGGCGGAAGAGATGAGGTGGTTATATGACCTCAGCTAATTATTGTGGAGAAACACTATGAGCGACCTTACGGTCAAGGTTAAACATTTCGATGCGTCACGTGCCCGGTCAGTCGTCGCCGACTGGGTAATGTTGTTACACGTCATTCGACGAGGCGGTGTTGGGTTACGTGCAATTGTTATCCCTTATGATGATACACCCGTACTCGCAACCTCAGTCATTACCTCAATCAACATGAGTGAGGCAAGTTTAGATGTGTCAACGTCACCTTATGTACAACATGTCATGGGGCTTACATTATCCGTGTTCGGTGAGCATACCATTGTAGTGCACTACATGGATGAGGAAGATCCGTTACTGGTTGTAGATGTGGGCTGGGGAGACTGGATGCCTGCGCATGACAAGGATTTAAACCTATACACCATATTGCAGTTCCAAATGGATAATGCACAACTTCGGCATTTTGTATGCGATTGCTTTGTTGCGGCACAGATGCTGTACAGTAATTACATCCTCAATGGGTCGGATGGTGCTATACATTTGACGGAAAACTTTGAAGATATTTTCGCTGACTATGGAATTGCCAAAGGGGAGTGTCAGGAGAGTCTTTGTTCTAATTTTGTTCGGTGGGAACAAGCCTTTAAAGATTCAGCGCGTTGGGAGAAACCACTAGATGACGGACAGTAATCTTTTAATGCCTAACTATGTACTCTTCAAAGAGAACACACAGGCGGTAAGAGAGCATGGATGTGAGGTGAGCCGTAAGCGTAAAGTGTTTCATGGTACGCGCACCATTACAGAAAGTGACTTGACAAAGGTCTTAGGGGAAGACCCATTTACCTTATTAGGGATCAATAATACGAAAGCCTGGTTAGAGTACGCTAACTTGCTCTATCTTGATGAGGATTTTACACTAAGGTCGGTATTCTTCCGAAATGTGGAAGGCGTGTCTGACACGGCACATAGATTTTTTAACGTACTCGCAGATATTGTGGAGCAAGGTGATATCGCTGAGCACATTCAATTTGAGATGCGAACACCATTCCCCGGCTCTTCTCATATTAAATGGACGTTAGTCACCAATGAAGTCGGTGTCCTTTTTGAGATAACGAACCAAGAAGTAGAACCACTCCATGCCGTATATCGATTCGACCAGCTAGTTGAAGAAGTGAGTACACTACTACAACATTGTGGGTCGTGGGATAACTGCTCCATGCGGTGTGGTTTCTTATCAGACGTGGCAGAGAATGATGATGAAAGTGTAATGAGCTATCATTACAAGTTTTGTTCCATCTTGGCTAACTTGGTTTTCCATCAAGAACTCTTACTTGAAAAGTCTATTTCCCCACAACTTGTTTGTGCTTATGTCTGGTCTAAGTACCCAGAACGTATTGGCTCTATCATCGCTGTTAACTCAGAACTAACTAAGGATAAATAATAATGCAATTTGTAGATTTTGATATTGAAAACCACCTAAACACAATGACCGTTGAAGCCATTGAAAGTTTCGGTGGACATGTCGCCGTATCAGAAGCACTGAATGAAGTATTCAATGAAGCCAATGATAAGTCGGCATTTTTGAACAACATCCATCCAGACTTAAGCGATTTACTGTCTGACCGTAATGTTCAAATCATCAACCGTGAACGTTACAATGAAGTGTGTGAAGCGCTATCATTGCCAGCAATCCCTAAAGAGGCCGTCTTTGGTGGTAGCTTTGACGAAACCACTAACTTCTACGGTGTGAATATCGAGAAGTTCCTGAATCTGTCACGTGATGGGGAAGGTAACTACACGACCGCAGGTGGTATCTATGGTATCTATTTGTTTGTAGTGGCCACCACACATATCGACAACATGGTCAATGCCAACCTCACCCACAGTGATGATGGCATCTATTGGTATGATGAGTTATATCACGTTGAAGAATGTAAGCAACACTTTAACGATGCGGCAATGAGTCCGGATGTCGAAGACTTCAACGATGCTGACCGTTATCATTACGCTAACTGCATGGCACACCCTTGGGAAATGGATGCGGTGATGCGTGGTACCATTTTCCTTAATACGGTATATGGTATTCCTGTTTCTGATGTTAACCAAATGTTGATGAAGGTGTGGGAAGGTCAACTACTCAAACTGGCAAAAGATAATACCTATGCGGGCACACTGCGTCGCAATGTGGGCGTGGTTGATGCTGGGAGTGCGCCGGGTGAAGTGAAGAAGTGGATCCGAGAGGCAAAACGTTCATTGGTAGATTAATCATGTCTAGTCTAACTTTGAAGTTCAATCTTAATAATGGACTTAAGTTCAGTACTCCTATACCGAATATTAATGGGTCTCTTCGCGAGACCCTAATAACTATCTTCGGAAAACAAGTAGGGGATAGAGTTTACTCAGACTTAACTGAGGGGACGTACTATTGGATATGTGATGATGACTCTCATGTCAAAGTCATCCTTAAAAAGCTCAAAGCGCATGCTGAGATACGCAGTATTATTGCAAACATAGAGCGTACGATACTTGCTACTGTAGGTATCCACGAACCCTTAGAGCATCTATCATATAGTAAAGAACCTTTACACCTTATTATTGAGCATGGTGATTGTACTGCAGGCAATTACCATATTACTCGCAACTACACGATACCCTGCGATACACATTATCGGAGTCATTATGGAGTTTAATACACAGACCTATCTCACCAAAGCCGGTGAGGATAGTTACAACATCACTACGATTCAAAAAGGGGGTGGTCAAGAGTACATATTGTCTGTCTCCAAAAATAAACGTATGGTGATATTCAAAGAAAGTTTTCCTGAAGAGTATCACTACTTGAAAGACGATGAGCTAAAAGCCATCTACATGAAACGAGTAGGTGGATTCGAAGGTAAATTATTCGTACGCCACATGGTAACAGCAAAAATGGAATTGGGTAAGACCATCACCATTTCAATGGTAACGACTGATAGTGCGGCTAAGTACCAATCCGATGACCCTAAACTGTACGGCTTCATCTTCGACCCATTTAAACGTACTGACCACAAGCGACGGATGATTAGACCTGGACGTCTTTACGCTTGATTAGTACATCTATTATATATGGAGGTAACCTATGTTAGTGGAACAAATTGAACGTGCTGAAAAGGTTGTAGAAGAACACTATGACCGATTATGTACACTTAATGATGACAGTGCACCTGTCAAGTTCGTCGTCCATTCACAAGTAGGTGATGACGGCGCAGGGAAAGTAACATACCGTTGCATTCTAGAGAATATCGTCATCATCACACATTACATTATTGGCGATGGGGCCTATGCATTGCAAAGTGGTTGTGTGTTAGGTAACAATGGCCGAGATGCCTCTAATTTCACATGGGAGTGGGGGTATGATGGTCCAAGCATTGAGTTTGAAAAACACACACCTATCCGTCGTTATGATGGGTATCGTGACATCCATAATGCGTTACACAATTTCATTGTCGCATTGAATGACAAGATTATTACTGATGAAGTTGCTGTAGCGTAAATAGATTGGGGAGTGTATTCTCCCCAACTTTTTTTATTTGTCTGATACCAATATTACTAAGGTTTTAAACTATTTTAATACGTTGGCCTAGAATCATGTGATGGAAACCATCGCATTTATTTTATAAGAGAATCCAACATGAGAAACAACGTTATGGCCAGAATCTATTTTTATAATGTGGAGGAATCTCCACTAAACGGCGAATCGGTTGTCGTACATGACAGCTTTATGCTTAATGCTATCGATGATGCAATTATCGATTCAGGTGAAATCGATGATGTGGGTACGCCTGCACAATACATTGACGAAATCGTGTCGACTGTAGCTGGACTACTCAAAGCCGAAGGTGTTACCCTCGGGCGTATACGTGAGTTATTACAGACCACCTTTGTGACCACTGACCGACACATCGTCGAAGTGGGTTAATCGTAAAGGGAGGTTAAGGATGACTCAAAAGTACAAAGCACTTATCATTAAACAGTCGATAAGCTTTTTCAATAAATACTACCGGTTCCCTAATTTCGTCCACGTCGGAAAGCGTCGTGTTTTCAGAGATGAGATTGTAGATATCGTCGAGGGGATATTAGGTAGGACGTTTGAATGGTACAAACGTAAGAAGGTAGTAGCACAACTCAACGATGCGCTTGAGATTGTTGATGTGTAATGATGTCATTTTATGTAGGTGATTACCTACTGAAGTGTGAGGAGGGAGATGTGGCTGTACTACTGGACAGGATCCGCGCCCTCCGACCCTACCTAACATCATTGCAATGTGAGCTGGTATGTGGGGAGCTCCCTGCTGACGCGACTAACAATGATATCATAAAACAACCGTTACCTGAACAAGGTGTAGGGTTATGTGTCAGTTGCAGTATTGCTGACTACTTGGCGCGGTACGAGCTAGACCACAAATTGACACTCCGTGAGTTTTGGATGATTGTTCCTATTGTCGAGCGAATGCATAAAGATGGTGCAACCGTTGACCAACTACGTACGCGAGTGAACCAAGAGATTGGTGTGGCGAGTGACCTACATAAGAAAAAGAGGGAGTAATTCCCTCTTTATTTTTTTGTTTTTGGTAGATTAATTACTATTTGGAGTAGTACAATGGCACGTTTCTTAAACCCATTGGTATATACAAGACTGAATTCAGTATGGGTTAAACTTGACGAACCGTTACATTTTGAATTCACATTACGTGAGGTGTTGGGTTCTTACCCACCACAACTTAGAGAAATCGCTGCTTTAACAGGGATTGGTATAGATATCCCTATCGTTGCAAACGCCCCTAAAGGCTATGTGACGGATTTAGCATCGATACCTAAGGCACTGCACTGGTTATATAAACCAGACGGTGACCATGCCGCTGCGGCGGTTATACACGATATTGTTTACCAGACCTTATGTAAACATTACGAGATGCCAACCCAGCCTAAGTCAATTACCAGTATGCGATTATTAAATAAACACCATACACGTTTCATGGCTGACAGACTGTTCTTGCTAGGTATGCGTGTACTTGGTGTGGGTCGTGTTAAACGCACAGCCTTTTATAATGCTGTTCGTCGATTTGGTAAACCCTACTATGGTGATGATGACGTGTATCTGAGTTACGACACAGCATTTGACAGCGGATGTACACAACGTTCTGCAAAAGAGTCCTGTCGGATACTTACGAAGGGTAATAATGATGAGTGGGATGTTTGTCCGCTAAATGAAAATCCGTGTAAACAGATATACCTTGCTATGCCGTATGATGTATTTACACACGTCCCACAAAATAGACCACAGTTTATCTGCGGCGGTGATGACACAACCTTGGTATGGTATCCTAACATTGCAAGACCTTTTTTAATTGTGCCGTATTCGACGTTAAATTAGGTATATATCATTGTAATGTAATACATCAAGGATTGTGCATTATGAACAACCACGATATCAGTACGCAGGTCGTTGTCAGTGGCTGTCAACCAACACTTGAACTCACGAGTAAATATGTCTCAGTGTATGAAGGTGTGGTGCTAGACCAGCTACCTCCTGCCGATGGATACTATTATCTAGCAACAGTGAAAGGTATATGTAAATGTCTTTATGACGATGATATTTATTATGTCGTACACTTGATGGGGTTTCAGTACATGGATTGGATACTTGCTCATTGGAAAGTGTATATCGATCACGCGCAGATAGATGTGTTAAAAAGGCAGTTAGTAGTAATAGCAGATGTGATACACGATAAAGAAAGTGTTTATCGTTATATTAATCGTTTAAGAAATGATAGGTTGTTAAGTAAACTAACATAGAGAGGTGGGGAGCAATCCCCACCTCTCTATTATTTATACGTAAATGTGGGGATTAACTATGAAGATTACAATGCAGATTACGATGACTCGTAAAGAGTTGGATACGTTTAACGAAGCGGTTGGTATGTTCGGCGATGAACTGATGAAGTACCCGTCGAAGTCCTGCCATCAAATCGCTAACAAAGTCACTGAATACATAGAGGAATGTAAAAAGCATTACTCGCCACTCTATAATGGGCCAGGTGATAACTTTCGGGTGACGGTGAAAGCAGCAAGTCGCTTACAAAGCTTGTTGTATATGATGTCAATCACTGACAAAATAACCTTCGATGCCACAGTTGAATTGACAGAAGAGGCTCAAGATCTATACAGTGAGCTCTATGTTGAAATAGGTATCACACTCGGGCGATTGTCGGGTGCGGTATTGTCTATCACTGACACCACGAAGGTTAAGGAAATATTCAGTAAACTGACAGAAATGAGTATGTCAGAAGTGGAATCACCAACCGTGACTGAGACGTCATTCAAAATCAACCCGGATGGCAGTGAGACGTTGGTTAGTGATGACGAAGTATCGGCTGACAACCTGACAGGTGATGAAGAGCCACTTATCATGGTACACAAGGTGCAGAATCGCAATAAGTACTATGTGGTACTTGGCAACCTCAATGATAAGTGTGAACTTGTTGTTGATGGAGTGGCACGTGGTAAAGCTAAACTATACAGTGCACATACAGTAACCGGGGACTTCTCCGATTACTTAGAAGTGCATGTTGATAAACTACCCTACAATATCCATCATCTTACCATGCATGATAAGTATGAAGATGCAGTGAAAAGTGTCATAGAACGCGCTAAATAATCTTGGTGGGGATTTGCCCCACCTACTTTTTTATATACAAGGAGAATAACATGTCAGATAATGTAGTGGCGGTTAACTTTGGAAACAATGCACCTGAAAATGATTTTCGGGTTCTTGGGGAGTATCAGTTACCCAATAACCGTGTTACCCTCCAGCAGTATCTCGATACCATGAAATCCATATCACTTGCAAACTCACAGACCGGCTTAACACGGACACATCGTGATATCTACACATCGGTGGACATATTACAATCCATTGCCCTCAATACATACCTAGATAATTCTGACGTTGTTACGGCGGTTGTACGTAAGAACATAAAGACATCAAGAGTGATGGTAAATGCCAAAGCTAAAGATGCACAGGGGATGGGGTTGTATACCTTGTCGTGTGATTATGGTAATGTCGATCTCGCAATCACAGACATACCCAGCCTAGAATGTGACGTTGACATTATCGGTACAACTGGCGTTGCCACACCACACATACTGTCCATGCATAGTAAGTTGGAAGCATTGTGTGACGAAGTGGGTGGCTTTATGTTCTACTTTGTCGATAACGAACACATCTATCAGCCCTGTGAAGTCTACGGGGATATCGCATGCTTTGTGTGTTTTAATATCGAGCCTGACGTGTCTATTTTAGTGACACTTAATTTTGAAGGTGCCATTGCTTTTAAGTAGTGTGGTACTAATCTGATATTGTTAAATAGGAGAATAACATGGATATTGAAAACACAGAGCTTCACTGGGAATTGAGGGAAGTAAAAAAATACCTTGAGGCAGAAAACCAACAATTGCCTGAACTTCAACCAATAGACGATAAGGGCGGAGTGGGCATGATGTTTGAGGATGGTGGTATTGTGACTATCCATGAAGACACACGCCCGCCCTGGCTGGTTAACTTCTTTTTCTACAGTGCTGAAATTCCCTCTCGTTACATATACCGTAATTCTCGTGGCATCACCCGAATCGTCACTAAGGGTCTGGTAGATAATTTACGCAGCGATGTTGCCGAATGTGGTGTCATCTTCCTTTGTAATGAAGAAGAGACACATCGACGTTGTGTGCGACCACGTGAAGGAAACACTGTCACTATTATCAACATCTATGAACCTAACCATGTATGTAACCTGTATGATGATTAGGGTGTTATGTTAATTGTTAGCAAAATAAATGGAGGGGTGTTCGCCCCTCTTTTTTTGTTTGAATAAAAAAAATTTCAGATATATATCATCAATATGAAGAGAGAAGACAATCCCTCTTCATCACGTGCATACTGCACAAATTATTATTATGGAGATACTATTATGAAAGCGCTAATTAGCAATACGTACATCACAGTGCGCTGTGATGATGAGGATTCAATTTTCCACGGTAAATACACCGTGGGATATGTTGTAGGTACTCACGCTGATGGCTATTATGTCGCCACCGACGACCTGTTATGGGTCGGTCAGTATGACGCAAGTGAAGGTGTCATGGTGGTGAAAGAAGTAGAACTGCAGGCTATGGATATATACGTGTTCGTAGCCGACTGGTCGACTGACATTGAAGATGTTAAGACGTTGACATCCTCTAAAGCCGGTGCTCGACCACAGCAAGAGTACTGGGCAATCTTCGCCGAGAAGTATCCAGAATACTCTTTCGGTAAATAAATACAACCTAGCCCACCACACTGGTGGGCTTTCTGTTATTATGGAGAATAAAGCTATGAAAACATACGCAGGAACCACAATCTGGAATGAAGACGGTATCGTTGCTGTTACGGAAGGTGGTGTTAGTCGGCCCGAGCTGGCCAAGGCCATGAACTCGCTCTTCCAACGCGCGAAGAGAGTGTTCATGTTTAGCGATAATATCTTTGGCGATGCTGAAGCCGTCGTCGATATTATCGACGATATCGTAAATAAAATTTACGGCATCCAACACTCCGGGAATTTAGAACATCGTCAATTCGTCGTTGTAAAGAGCGACGAATATGGTGGGGAATATGCAGTAGGGTATGTCGTAGGTCGTGCGACAGATGATAAGGTCTACGTCACCACAGAGGGCGACCTGTGGGAAGGACGTTGGGACGCCGAGCAAGGCGTCGTCATTGTGGAAGATCGAGTGGGTCGTCCACTTGACGTGCCGTTCGTTGAGACGAGCAACAACATCAACGATGGCTTCACCGATGACCTGGAAAAGGTCCGTCTGTTAGCCGTTCAAAACAGCTACCTGCTCTTTGACCATGTCAAGGAGCGTGCTTTAGACGGAAGTACTTGGTATCCTATCGCAATGCGATACCCTGAGTACTCTTTCGACAAATAAAAAATGAGGGGCCGTAGCCCCTCTTTTTTTTTGTCTATTTTAAGTATGTGTCGTAGTACTCACTGACTTCGCGCAAGCATCGTTTTGTCCACCCGTAGTAATAACGCTCATTCTTCTCTTTAGGTCGACGTAATGTAATGTGCTTCATGTAGTGCATTTGGTCGGCATTCATCTGACCCGCTAATACATACATGGCATCATTCAATCCACGGTGCTCAACAAGCGCATCAATCGCACCTTTCGTTTTAAGGCCATAGATGCCATCTACAGCGATATTTTTCCAAAGTAGGCCTCTGTTATTCAAACAGTTCAACGTCTCTTGTAAGGACGTTACAGGCTCATCTGAACCCGATTTAAGTCCCCAGCGAAACATTGACTTGGCTAATGCTTTAGAATACTGGCAAATCTCATTAAGATGCATGGGATGCCAGAACTCACTTTCGTAGATGAAGTATGCCATGGGCTGAGTAAGATTTTCCATCGTACCATCCCAACCAAAGCCATCCGTCAATGACTTTCGATATGCATGGGCTAACCCAACCGTAATACCATGGTTAGTCTCACCACCTAAATCGATAGGATCATTACTATAACCCCCCTCGATATTTGTCTCATCACGAATACATTCATGACAGAAACGTTTTATTTCTTCTGTTTTCATATAAAATCCTTATTTAAAATGTCTGGCTTAACTGGCCAGTGTATATTGGCAGGGAAGTCTGGCGTGGTTGCGAGCGACTTCAACTTACGCCTATAGTCTTTTAACGTAGACACCTCTGCTTCTGACAATTCACTATATATTAGTGGGTTAGATGCAAATTGGTCAACCTCATTTATTTTATCACGTACCAAGTCACGTGCAAACTCACCATTATCATCGATGAGGTGCGGGTGTATGGTCACGTCTAAACAGATCTCATTATCATCATCCCACACAGCGTGCATCGGATCCACGCCGTTCAATATTTCAGCTATAGTCTTGTTATATACAACAACCACATCAACATCAGCGAAAGATTTATCGGATATGTCAGTTCCTATGTAATTAATCGTATTATCTGGATTAATCATCACGAAAACACCGTTCACGATATCCTGCGGTACCGCCATCTCCACCTCCTATCTTCTTGGCGATTTTGGTGGTATGAGTACATACCCACAATAACGCAACCGTCTGGACATGTCCAGTTGATTGGACGGTCGAAATTATTTACATAGCCAGTGATTTGAACAGGTCCCCACACAATGCCAGGCGGGTCTGCTAATAAGTTGTCAACATCCGATCGAATCTTTGCAATGTTCTTGTTCTGTAAACCCTGCTCATCTTCAATACGGTTGATGTCTTGCTTAGCCTTAGTTATATTGTCCGTATTACTGCGGATGCGCCTGTCGTTATCTGCGATTTTTTTATCTTGATCGTCATTGCGGGCACTTTCTTCCCGTACGTCCGACTGCAGCGAGTTTATCTCACTGTCTTGCTCATCATTACGACCTGACTCACGAGCAATGGCTGACTTATTAAGACTTATTTCTTGTGCCAGTTCGACGTCCCGCTCCTTGAGGCCTTTAATCTCATTATCGATGGCATTTAGGCGATCGTTTATAGTGTCGATGTTACGATTCAAGTCGGCTAACAATTTCTGGAAACGATTTAACCGTTTCTCATTAGCTGCCAACTGACGTGCATTGTTATTGAATGTTGACACCAATGTATCGATACGCTGATGAGTCTCATCAAAGGCAGTCTGAATGGCTTTGAAACGAGGCTCTAGATCGTTAAACGTCTTGCCAATGTCTTCTAAGAATTGATCAATCTCTTCTTTGAAGTAAGCATTGGCCTGATGTGCAGTAACGCGGTGTGGATTATTGTAATCTGCAAGGTGCAGCCTGTGACGTTCCCTGAAGTCCGCCTCTAACTCGTTGAGACGTTTACGGATAGCCGTCATTTGGACATTGTCACCCACCATGAGGGTATCACCAATCTGCACAAGCATACTGATGATAAACTCAAACCCATACACATCACCGATATCATGGATGTGTGGTGGTGGGGTAAATAACTCAGGTTTGTTAATCACCTTACGCCAATAGATGTTTCGGTTATCGATTTCCAACTCGTCGATAGCATCTTGGATAGCTTGTGCAGAGTGTGCAAAAGGACCACCCACAATGTTTGCTTCCACAACGATGTTTTTACTGACCTTTGTATTATGGATAACAATGACACCCTCAATATCCTTACCTGGTGTGAGTTTAGATAAGTCATCAAAGTGCATGACACAGGTGTAGTCATCGTCGGGCGTCAAAGGTATATTAGACCCCTCTTCTTTGATTACCACATCATCAGCGTAGAATGGCCCATTCTTTAAAGAAAAGGCACGGTATTCTTCATCGCCAAGTGTGTGTTTTTCAGTGACGCGGTTTTCTTTCCGTGTCCCAGAGAAGTCTAATGGGTAAATAATCTTTTTCAAACCCATTGGTTTTCCAAGTAGATGTTGCCATCACTTGCCTTCTGTTAGTATCTCTTATTTAAATACTCTACCTGTTCAGGGGTTAAGTTAAGTACGGGTATCTGTACATTATCGGGGTAACCCTTTTCACGACTGAGGTCACGTAGCGACTGTCGGTACTTTCTGATGTTCTTAACGTCAATGTCGTTATCTTCAAATATATTAATCAACACATCGGCATCGCACAAACATTTTCGTACCTCTTCATCCATATACTGTTTATTGACATCTTCGGTATCTATGATAGCCTCTTCGGAGCTACCTACCTTTGATGTCTGAATCAGTGCCCAAGCGCCATCATCCTCTACTTCAGGGGGCGCACCATCCACGTCCAAATATACTGGAGACATTCCATCATTGGCAGGAGGTGGTGGATTTCTAGTTGCACCTCTAGGTATCAAATACTCACCAGCATTAACAGGTGACTGGTAGGCGACATCTTCCCCTAGGTACCTACCATCAGTCATGCTATAGTTGTACACAGTAATATAATCCATAATCCCTACCTGTACCTAATATATACTGGGAAGGATTTGTTCCGCACGCGTGTTTCTTTAATCCCATTTGAGCCAAGATTCATCTCGATAAATGTACCCCATCTATCACTGTTCCCGCCTGCGGCACTAACCGACCAGCGGCCCACAATTCTAAACGGTCCACTTCGGCTGTACCAGTTATTTGACCGGTCCATTGAAGTGAATCGACCTTTACTGTTTTTGATATATGCATTATGATCTTGATAACTACCTATACCTCTTCCAGGGTCGATACCTGCGCCATTATCAAGAGATCTCATAAATAGGCCGCGCACGTCGGGTAATCTGAACCTACTACCACTCTTACCGTAAACCGTACCAATAACCTGATACAGCTCAGGAAAATCATCACGTTCTAACCACGCTCCATTGGCTAAAAGTACCTGATCTTCGGGCGACGGAGTGTTTGCAAAGTGCACTAACTCACCCACACCACGGCGTGCTAACAGCTTCTTAATTTCTTCTATATCTTTCTCGTTGTTTTTAACGCGGTTTAACAAGGATTCTATTGCATCGTCTTGTTCGTGGTTTTTCTCCTCCACGTCTACAATGCGTTGATATATCTTAATGTCCTCCGCCTTTAGCTGACGTATCTCACCATCTTGGTCGTCATTGCGTTCAGTCTCCTCTTGGATCCTCTCCGCATTGCGATCAATAGATGCTTGCAGTTCTTTGTCGCGTTCACGTAGCCCTTTAATAGCCGCCCAGATTTCTTTGATCTCATCTTTGATGGCATCAATTTGACGCGTTAAATCAGCAAGGAGTTTTTGGAAGCGATTGAGTTGTTTATCTTGGCGACTCTGCCCCGCATTGATGCTACTAATAACACCTTGTATGGAACCAATAGTATCATTAATTTCACCAATACGTCTGAATACATCTGAAAACGTTTCTGCATTCTCACCGAATTGCTTTTGTACATCTTCTAAGAACTTATCGATTTCTTCTTTGAAGTAAGCATTGGCTTGGTGTGCAGTGACTTTATGCGGGTTCTTCTTATCTTCGAAGTGTTCTTTAAAGCGGCGTTTCAAATCATCTTCGAGTGCTTTAATACGCTTTTTGATGTCAACCATCTGCGCATTGTCGCCAATCATTAATACGTCGGTCATCTGTCCGATGATATCAACGATGAACTGAAAACCAAACACATCGCCCAAATCATGGATATGGGGCGTGGGTTGAAATAAGTCTGGTTTCTCAACGACTTCTCGCCAGTATTGGTTACGGTTATCTAATTCTAACGCTTCAATGGCTTGCTGAATGGCTTCAGCAGTATGTGTATATGGGCCACCAACAATGTTGGCATGGACTTCTATATCCGTACTGACCTCAGGGTTGATGATAACAATCACCCCTGCAATCTCTAACCCTTTTGTCAGCATTGCTAACTTGCTGTAAAAAAATACGCATTCATAATCGATACCACGCCGTAATGGTTTGGTGCCGTTGCGTTCTTTAACAGTGAGTCCTTTGGTATAGAAGGGCCCGTGTTTCAATGAAAATGCACGGTACTGGTTAACGCCAATAACATGCCTCTCACTGATCCGGTTAGCTTGTCGCTCCCCGGTTAAATCTAGCGGGTAGATTAACTGTTTGAGGCTCATCTATTAAAAGGTGGTGTGTTACCACACCACCCCCTGCAGTTACATGTCTACTGGAGTTGGGCGCTTAGGCCATTTGATATTGTCTGGATCGGTAATGTCCATCTCATACAATTCAACCCGATACTTGCGCCAATCATTTAACATGCTTTCATATTCAGGCTTTTTACTGAATTCTTTTAAATCGGTAAGGATGTTAATCTGCTCTTTTGCAAACGCCAGACTGTCAAGACGTTCACTTTTAGCACGGTCAATTCGCATCCCATCAGTAATTGTTAATGGAGCGATATAATAATCGCCCGTATCATTAACACCTAGCTCGATTTGAGTAATGTCATGATCGTCGTCACTTTGTAAGACGATCATACCCTCTGGGATATTGACATCACCATCCGCCGTCCAAAGACACTCTTTTGTCTTTTCATCGAATCCATAAATCATTATTTAAACCTCTACATTTTTACGTGCGACTAAGATATATTTAAGGTATGAACTACCACCGGACGTTTTAACTTCACCGCCATTGTACACAGACTCCATGCTTGCTTTAATACCATTATCCGATAGTGCGCCGTATATTAGTTTATGGCCACTGTCAGTATAGTAACCTCGGTCGTAGCTAAAGTACACTGTACATTCACTCGCTTTAAACCCTGCGGGGACTGGCACGTTAGCACCCGGTCTAACAAACCCTTGTGTAAAAGCCGTTAACAGTCGGTTCTTTTCCGAGAATAGACGGAGCATGTCTGCAGATGCATAGTAGTTATCAATCTGCTCATCTGGTCTAAAGATATTACGGTAAGTAGAGTTTGGCTGTGACATTGAACCGTATCCGAAGCTACCGCCGGAACGGAACTTTTGAAGTTCTGGGTGCTCCATAACATTAAATTTCAATGTACTGACAATATCACTTGGACCATGCTTAGATAGGTCAGTAGATTTGACAAACCCTGTTGCACTCACCGTGAAATCATCACCTACCCGGTCAGCGGTAATACGTGACCAGTTACCACTCCACCCGCCTAAATTGCCGGTCCCGAGTGCGGATTTTTTAATCAACTTACGCGAGGGTTGGTGGTAGTTGTACCAGATGTCAAACCGAGACGCATTTTTAATGTGTCCTTCGGTTGAGCGACTCCTCACCGCACACAGTGTATGTTCCTGCCCATCAACAACCTTATATGCCAAGATGATAATAAGGCCATCATTATCATTGTGCGGCGACCCTACGAGGGTGTCAAAGTGATACTCCCCGACTTCTGTTGGCGATACAAACCCCACGAATGAACCGGAGTTAATAGGACAGATGATAGCATCGTTACCAGCATCATATTTCCACGATGATAATTCATCCGATTTGGCGGGTTGATTGCTACTATTGAAGATGTGTGAGATACGTGTCCAATTATCAAACACCTCCTTGAATGTTGGGATTGATAGGTCGTGAAACATCCCCATGTTACGGACTTTACCTAGACCGAATGCATCTTTAGAGACATTATTAATCCCGCCATGCGCCATCTTGTTTTTGATGTGCTGTTCGAGCTCATAAATATTCCCCATACGTGTGGCACGTTCGACCTGGATATCAGTAATTCGATCGTCCCCGGTAGTACAGTACCCCACATACATGCGATCTTTCCTGTCACTCAACTTACTCTCGTATAGAGTATACTGACCCTTACCATCGACCACTTCGACATAAATGTAGAAGGTCTTATTTTTATACCCGTTGATTCCCGGATAGTCGGTGAGATCAATACTCTGTTTAGGGAGAATATAAGTGGTGCCATTGGTATAGAAACGTTCATCATTAGAGAAGTATATCACCCATCCAGATTTCACTTCAGACAACAGCAAGAGCTTAGTACCCTTACCCGCCATGTCTTTGTTCGGCTCATAGGTGGTTGCACTTATCCCGTATGTTGAATACGAATCTTTATACCATAACAATCCTAGGTTTGGGTGGTATCCCCAACCATAGTTTCTATATGTATGTGCCTGATTAAAAGAGGACTTGATCGTATTATTTTTATTTTCATCAAGTATGAACATCGGCGTTTTCTGACCACTGTTACCAACATAATAGTAACTTGGTGCTAAGTTTAATGCGTAAAACCAGTTACCGTCATCTAACTTCACACGGATGGGGTTGGCTATACTATCGTCTTTTGTATCGATACCAGTTGGCGAGCCAATTTTACTGTACGATACCTCACGCCCGACAGCAATCGACGATACTGAACCACCCTCGAATGCTAAGTCAACACTATAAACTGACATCCTACCGGATTTTACACCATTATTTTGTACTATGTACCAAATATACACAACAAAGGCATCATGCGCCCCTCGCCAATCCCCGAAGACCGTCATATTCACACGATCATTATCAGGATCCTCATTGTGTAGTTCAGAGGTACGGACTCTTAGGTCTGAGAGTAATTGGTTGATAACACCACTATCCCAATCCACAGGCTCTATGTAATTACCATTATCATACTTAGAGTAGCATGTCCGCTCTGACTGGTTTAATACAAAACCCACGTTCTCACCCACATCCCAACATCTGGGAATGCGGATTATCTTACGGTAGGAGTCAAACGACTCACGATATGTCGTCGGTCCCCAACCATCGATGCCGTCATAACTGCCATTGATATCAACCGCAGCCACGAAATCCCCACCTGTACGTTGTCTACAGACCATCTTATCATCACTAATAAATGTAACAGACCTGGCACCTTTCCCCACAATACTGCCGAAATTACCATTGAAATACTTACGGGATAGGAGGCGTAAGCTACCAGCACGATTAGCCAAGTTCATATCGTGCCACATGGTGCTACCGGCATTATGTGTAAATGTACATAATCGCCTGATATGATATGCACCTACTGTTACTGCCAGATGATCTGTTAAAATGTGTGCGGTTGATGTATGGTTAGGGGCAGCATACGGCCACATGCCACCAGTATTGAACTTTGATGTAAAGCCACTATCTTTCAGTATGTTGGGATACATGCTTTCAGTGTCGCATGTAATCTCGAAAGTATCTAGGTCTACTGTAATTGTTGCCCCAATATTTCCATAAGCACTTCCAGTAGGGCTTGAAAAATATGACCGACCTGACTGCGTAACCCTCAGTTTCCCATCTTTCAAATACGCTAAGGTGTTACGGTGAGCGTGGGCGACGTTGTTGGAACCTGTGAATCTATCATCCTTTCTGAGTATTAGTGGCTTATCGTTTGGATCGCTTGAATGTCCAGTGTTTGTAAAAACAAACATATCCACATTCTCTTTACGGTTCCCGTGGAAATCCACTCCACTCAATAAGACCTCATTAAAGGCGACAGGCTTACCATCCTCGATATCCTTTCGCAATGCACGCGACATTCGATATGTGAGCCCACCATTTGCAAGTACTAGATATGTACGATATACATAAAACTCATCCATCTCAATATTAGATGAATTATTAGCAGGGACATTACCATTAGATAGTACTTCCGCACCTAAATGACTATCGGCGTTCATTGTGCCATTTTGAATCACAACATACTGCTTTCCATTAGAGGCCATCATTAAGAAAACACCACGGCCTCCACGAATAATTCTAGTTGCGTAAACACCCTGTGGTAGGAATTTAGGTTTATAAGGGACGATGGTGGAAGTAGTGTCCTTCATTACCCCCTCCACTAATTCGGCATACCAATAATACACACCTTTAGTGCCACCCATCCCCTGTCCATTACGCAGTGCCACTAACCTACCATCTGACTCAATAGATACTGCAGTGGCACCATAACCATCCCAACTGTCCTTATATGCACCATAGACGGGCACAGGCAAGTAGCCAAACCCACCATATTGGGTAGCATTCAAAACTTGTGGCGGCATCATTTCTTCAAGGCGACTTTCACCATCTTTGAGGTCATCAACCATGCCATCTAATAGCAACATCGAGGCAGCTTTGTCTTTTACCCCACCGTACGTCTCAGACGTCTTACCGATGCCATAAGTTTTTGTGTCAGCAATAGGCATGTTTTTGAATTCGTCTAAGTCATGCTTATGGTCACTTTCTGCGTACTCAGATGCTGCATCTTTAAACGCATCACTTGCTACTTTCTCATTGGGCGCTGTGTTATCGACATTACCTAACCCAAAATCACTTTTAGTCAATGTGATATCTTTATTAAGACGCTTACCACTAACCTTGACTGTATCGTCAACATATTTGTCCGCCAGACGTTTAAGCTCACCTACCGCATATTCACTAGACGCTAATTTAACAGAATCACTGAATATGGAATGTGATAATCTAAAAATACCTTCTGACGTTAAGGTAGCGATAGGATAGAACACGTAGCCTGTCAGCGGTGATGATTCAATACCACGTCCAGATAAATGGATAGTGTCTGACGTTTTAACGTGCAGTATTGTGTCTTCGTACTCTGGGGGTGGTACGAAGTCTTCCATGTTCCCGACATGAATAAGGTAAAATCCGTTAAATACACACGACTCATCATCGGTCGCCTGACCGGTACTGTGCACGGTGAGCATGTTTTCAGCGGCAGCCACGGCAGTACCGAAACCATCTTCGCCTTCTTGTTCACGGTCATCACTTTTAAGTGTAATCTCACCATTAGAGATAATATTCATCATCCCATCATTAAGACGAATGGTAGACACACCCATTTTGTTGCGGATAACCGCATTCTCACCATTGAATGTGAGTCGCCCCTCTAACGTATCACCTACCAATTTAAACAACTCTTCAGTGTCGTCAGCAGTGATGCCTAGTTCATTTACCACATTGACTAACTGCGCTAGTGTGTATCCATATACTTTCAACGCATCCATTGCTTTTGCGTCTTTATGGAGTGCCCCTAATTGTGTATGTGTGGGTTGGTGGGGCGCATACCGGTTTTCGTGGTAAGGTACATCTTCGTCTAAAATGCGTGTATTGAGCGATGTAAGTCGTTCAATTAATTGGTCAAAGGTTTCCTTTTCCCATTCGTTTAATTGTTGTAGTTTGGCTCTCAGGCGGTCTAATGCCCCAGTAATTGGATCTTCTTCAATGGCCTGTTCGCGGTTGGTCGGCGCGGACACATCGGGGATGATTTTTTCGTATTTCATCACCGAGACCCAATCAAGGTTACGTGGGTCTTTTAAATCAACCTGAGAGAGGTGTTCTTGGATATGGCGTTGTGATACCAAATAACGACTGCCTAGGGTACGGTACTGTTTAAACTTAACCTTACCTTCAAGGCTGTGATCGTTTAACATCACACTACCAAAAATTGGCCGACGGTTCTTTTCTGAGGCACTCTCGAAATAGTGTCCAAGGTAGTAGTCAAGGCCTTCTAATAATTCACGGTCACTTTCTACGTGAACTAGAGTGAAATCTTTACGGTAGAATGGTGCGAATGTAGGTATGATACAACGATGTTTATTCGGATAATCCGAGATAGTGTGTACCTCGTCACGAACAACGTTACTATCTAACGTTGCATCCGAGTCGTAAGGATATGCGTAATCAGACATCCCATACTCCATGTCAGTTAATGTTATTAATCAAAGGATTCGTAGGCTAAGTGACTACGAATCCCTGTTATGTGTTAAATATCACGTACCCCTATTAGTAAAAAGTTGACAAGCATAGGCTGAGTAATGTCGCCGCCAGCACCATCCTTCTCCCTCTTGTAATAACAGTCTGCAACGATGTGTCTGTCAGGGCTAGTCATGTCAATATTTCCTGTCATTTCTTTTCCTGATAGGTACGACTTCAACCCCATCCTAACACCGTCAATAGGGTTATTCTTGTTACTTTTATTCCCCCACCGTCGGATGCCATAATAAGCGATGTATCTTCGACACCCTTTTGGCAGTGGCAGTAGTCCAGATTTGGAGGTATCAACATATCCTTTCACTACGGGTAAATTTGAACCGTCTCGAATTGACATGTACACCCCTTCCGCTGTAACGTACTTATCACGTAGTCCACCGATATCCGAACCAATACAGTCAACAGTAAACGATAGTGCGTCATTACCTCCACGTGGGCGGGTAACAATGCCGACGTTCCCACCATCGATGGCGTTTTTAACAATACCGCTACCGTAGCCGACTTCTTCACGGCCACTATTGTAGATCTGTTCCTTTGAACCATTGTAGTAGTTAACCGTATATTTCATCTTAATGGCATCTGGAGCAAACACCATATCTGCAATATACTGATACAATTTACGGTCCTGTACGGCGTCGGTCTGTATATCAATGTTGTAAGCAGGGACGCCGCCATCTAAGCGGTAGCGAATAGTGACATAAAAGGTAGCTGCTGTGTTAATCTCAATGCTCTTAACAATGTACGATTTGATAACAGTTACGATATCGCCAGTTTCGTCAATAAGCAGTATCTGGAAATAATGTTTGTTGTCAGTGTCCCGACAATCAATGCGTGCGATAACGAAATAGATATTGTCGTCTTCGTCAACATATTTGCCAATCACTGCGCCTACATCACGTATGGCGTTATCACCTGACATCGGTGCGGTTATTTTCCAAGAAACCAGTCGTTCGCCCTCCTCGTTGATAAAGGTGGGGTCCATAAAGTTCATGGTTGGGCTGGCTGCTGCAAAATAATGATTATCATTGGAAGTGCCTTTTAGCTCAACCGACACGCCATCATTTAGGTTGACACCACTTTGGATGTAGCGATTCTCTGTCACATTGACTTCGTTAAAGTTATGTGCCATTACCCATTTACGGAAACCGTTATGTGAGCCATCGTCGACATGGTTGACTGCCTGTTCGTTCTTCACTAGACCCAGCCCGATAGTCGACGGATCTCCCATATCACCAGCATCTGAGTTCATATGTGCTTGAGGGTCGGTTTTATGCTCTTCAAGCTCCCTAAACTCACCAACAGACGTCACAGGCTCAGGGACCAATAAATTTCGACCATGGTAATTACTGCGGGCTACTCTATCAATACTCCCCCAATATTCAGTGTTTCCTGGCTCGGGTAGCGGATTTGATTCGTCGTAAGGGTAACCATCTCTATCTTTGAAAACATAAAGATCCCAATTAGTAGTATCTGGTTTAGCGAGAACATTACCATCCTTATCCTCCACTTTTAGCAGCGCATTGTACCCACCACGACCACTATCGACGCAGATGGCGGCGAGCGTCATGGTATCCCTTGGCGTGCTAACCACATACGGATCACTGTAAAAGCCATATCGAACTGGCTGCGGATTGCCATCAATGTAAACATAAGTGGTGTCGTCTACTTTTGATGTAATCACACATTCGTCAACCCCTGTAGTATCTACAACTGTCTTGAAGACGACAGGCCCCCACCGAAACGGTTGTAAGTCAAATCGAGACCCTTCCAATACTGGAGTCGATAATGGTCGCGCTTCATCACCCACACTGCTGGTTGTCCAGATAATGCCTTGATCGTCCGTTTCTATAGTTAACACATGCATCCGACTTGAATTATTGGGATATAACGTCACATCTACAGTGTATGTCAACGATCCCCCAATCACGTTGATATAAACATAAAAAATATTATTTACATGATTTTTAGGGTACAGAGCTTTCAAGTCAAACGTCTTAGAAGGCATTTCGGTCTCACTGTCCGAATACATGATTTCGTTTTTATAAAAAACACAATCACTTCCAATTTCAAACGTGAAACCCGTATACGGAATGCCGCTAGGTGCAGACCAGTACGATAAGTCAATAGCCGAGGCAGGCATCAATCCACGGAGACTATCTTCCGCATTACTGATTTGCTCATCGATTTGTGTTATGACGTAAGGGGATGCTGCAGTGCTGCCTGTTTTCACCTCTTCGATATCATCAGCGATACGAAATATACCCCAAGTATCTTCATCGGCCACATCCATATCCATATCTTTAAGATCGTGAACATGACCCTTTTTAGAAAACTGGTCTAGGTATTCCTGCTGTTTGATAGATATAGGTTTATCTTTATCTGCAGTATTATCTACCTTGTCTAAGTAGATATCCGTTTTATCAAACGACATACCGTCGCGAATAGGGTAGCCATTGATAGTCTGGCTGTCTTTAACACGCCCACCCAGCCGCTCACGTAACATATATAACACTTTAGGTGTTGGTGCCGTGGCGATTGACTTTGAGTCAGGGTCGTCTGACAGTTTAATGACCCCTCGCTTTGTCAATGTTGCCGTTACATATTTAGCATGTGCCTCTAACTTATTGTCCGGCCTAGAGCTCCCTGTAATATCTACAGTATCCGTATTTTCAGAAACAACACGCATGCCGGTACCACCCAACTTTTTCAGCATCTCACGCACATTTTCAACGTGGAGTAGTTGGTGGCCATTATACTTAATCGTATCATACTGGTAGTTATTGCCTGTCGACACGATCTCAAGGACATTGTTACCGGCTTGCATGGTAACATTGGCATTTCCTGAAGCGTCATCATCGGCATATACTGCCGTTAACCCATCAGACGTGTATTCAATATTACCGTTATCTAAGGATACCTTACTCGTCCCGCTACTGCTCTTGATTGATAATGTACCCCCATCCAATGTGAAATCATCATGGATGGTTTGATTAGTGGCCTTTTCTAAATATCGGTCTATATCGTCTTGAGTGATGCCACGACTATTGATATACTCTGCTAACTCGAGCAGCGTTAGGGTGTATGCTTGCATCGCAGATGCCGCGCGACCATCTTCAGGAAGTGCGTCTGCCTGTGTGTAACTAACCTTATGTGGATTAGCTTTATTCGCAATGTGGCCTGCAAAGTCATACTGGTCTAAGATGCTATGGACTTGATCGATACGACTATTTAAATAATCGACCGCCTCAACGTCTGACGTGTCCATCGCTTCCTTAACCGCCTGCGTGATACCATCAATCGATGCTTCCACCCCCTCTTTGTTCACAAAATCTGCATAGTGCTGTTTGTGACGGTGTGGTGTGAATGTCATTGGTCTATCCAATAGACGTTCATATGGCGTCTTCACCGGGTCTGTGAGGACATTTGCAAGACGTGTAAGTACATCACTGCGGATACCAACAAACGTGTGGCCTACCGTCCGATAGTCAAGGATGAACTCACCCTTTAGTTCGGGGTTGATGATAGATATCCCCCCAAATAGCTTTCTCCCTGCGATGCGCCGTGCATCTTTTAGCTCCCATGCAAAGTTAAAGTCACTTCCCTCATTTAACTCTACTTGAGAATCTGCGTGAATTATTTTAAAATCATGTTTAAAGAACGGTGCCAATTCTGGGACAATCACACGGTACGTATTGTCGTTAGACATGACCATGTGACTCTCACCATGAATGTGGCACTCATCCATCGTACCCATTGGGTCGTGTGGATAAGTGACACGTATACTCATATTACGCTCCTATTAAGTGCGTTTTACATTAATTCGGTCGTCGGTGAAATACGTCACAGTGTAATGGAGTGGGTATTTAGTATGATACACAGTCCAACTCACCATTGCCTTGACATACACCTTAGCAAGGATATTGCTACCTGCATCCTCGGTACGGAATAAGCTTACAGAAATACCTGCGCCAGAATCTTGAGCTTTTGATGGGTTGATTTGGACGATATACTTGTAACCTTCCATCCCCTCAGCTTTAGGGATGAGTAGCTCAGACCATTGATCGTCATCTGAATCCGTACCCGGCATCATTACCTTCCCCGATTGGACATGCATCCGATTGGACCAACTGTGCAGGTTACGGTACAGCTCCATGGATGCGTAATACCCACGACCATCTTCATCAGGGCGAATGATGTTACGCCATGTTGAGTTCGGTTGCGAGCGCGCTATATATCCAAACTTATTCTCACCTCGGAACATCTTCAGATCAGCATTACTTGATATATCAAGCGTATGCTTAATATCTGTACCGCCTTGCCCTCGGAATTTGGTGGCTTCAATTGTGAAAATATCACCGACACGTGTTATTGATAATACACGTTCTGGAATTTGATCCCAGCCATATTTACCACTATGACCTTTAAAGCTAGCTAACACATTACTCTCATTGGGTGTAGAGTGTCGTAAATACCCGTGAACGCTATGAGTATCTGTACCACACACATCGAATGATAACATATGCGGCTCGCCATCAATTTCCTTATATGCAAGTATTACACCAATGAAGTCATCGTCCGCACTTGTAGATGACACACCTGTAATGAAACGGTAGTCACCAACCACATCAGGACTGACAAAACCGACCCATGAGGAAGAGTTGGTGGTATTACGCATCTGGTCTTTCGATGCGTTAAACGACCACGTTTCCAACTCCTTAGGTATTGCTGGGAACGAATTGCCCGCTTGGTATGAAACACGCTTCCAGGTATTGAACACTTCCTTGAATGTCGCAACCTTCAGGTCATGCTTCATGGGCTTATTCTCAACCAACCCTAACCCTAAACTGTCTCGGTTGATTTTAGACATATCTAAGTCGTGTGGTGTTGGGTCTTCTAAGTGTTGCTGGAACTCTCTAAAACTACCTAGACGTGTCACACGTTCGGCCTCTAGTTCTATAATACTAGTATCATCGGTTTTACAATAACCAATATATACAGTATCTGAACTATCACCCACCTTATCCGGTCTGATGATGTATCGTGGATTTCCTCCCTGCGCAGTCACATATAAGTAGAATGTGTTCGACTTATAGGTTGTTGGGAAATTGTCCGTGAGATCAATAGCGGTTTCAGGGACATTATACACTACGCCACTTGTAAAGAATTTAATCTCTTGTGTGAAATAGATATTCCACCCAGAGGCGACTTGTGATGTATGTAAAACAACTTTACCATGTGTAGTACCATTATCGATAAAATCCACCCAGGTGTCTGCAGTTTTACCGATTTTGTTACCGAGCACTGCTGTGAACGAGTTATCTTGGATTTGCTGGACAAGACCATACTCTTTGGTGACGCTCAGAGCGCGATTGGCATAATAACTATAGGTATTATGTCGCTTAAACTTATCCACCTCGCCTGTGTCTAAATCAACGACCGCCAAAAACCCATGGTGTCCAGTATTAGCGTGTAATGCTAAGCCCTGATTGAACGCGACCAGTACCTTGCCCGCTACCCTATCGTACATGATACCACCATTGGACACCCAGCTACGTGGATAACTGGACGTGCCGCTAGGACTGGTTATTGTTCTCGGCTCGATTATATAATCTTTAACCTTAACATTCCCGACATCTCCCTCTCTCGGACAGTCCTCTAAAGTACCCGCGCAGTATGTCGATAGATAACCGCCCCCTATCTTATCATGTAACCCTCCACCGATAAAGAATGGCGGGATAGCTTTATCTTTAGGTATAAGGATAACTGCGCGCGCATATTTAAACGGGTGATCTGTTTTAATTTTCTTTAGCTTTTCACTCACCTCGCGTTCTAACGATTGTAGGTTATCATCAGTGATGGATAGCTTACCGCTGAAATCAAACCCATCACCCGCAGTGTAGAAGTTTTCTTTGACATGACCATTAAGGACACCGCCAATTAACTCCTCTTTATCGCCATCGATAACGTAAACATTCCTACGCAATCTAATATCATCATCCTTTGTACGGTCAGTGGTCGGGCCAAAACCACCCAGTCCATTTTTGTAGGTATAGTTAGGCTCATAACGGCAAAGATTGGAGCCATTATCTGCAAGCAGATAGTTGTTAGGTAGGAATGACAAGTGCTTTTGCATCGTTGTTACAATACTACCAAAGTTACCTACAATTCTACGGGAATTCCCAATATGATCAATGCGACGTGTATCAGCATTGAGACTATCGAAATAACTATCCGCTTCCCACGATTGGGCAACTACTTTGGGTGTCCACTCGTTAAACGTTCGCATCACAAAAGCGTATTTACCGTCAGAAACTTCTATACCATATGTGTTACCACTGTGACCATACATCCGCTGAAAGGTACTATTGCGCGTCGGCCCGCCATACGCCCCTTTTTCACGGCTAACATAAAACGGGAAGTTATTATTAGGATCAACGACCTGAGTGTTGTTGTCTAGGTTTATAGTAACACTATATGACCAATTACTGCGGTGTGAGCCGTTCGAACTGTTGTGATAAGTTCCAACCGATACAAATAAGCGTAATCTATTACCTTCCAACCAACTTGCTATTCCAAGACCATTCCAAGTAATGTTGATATTGTATTCGGAAGATTCCCTCACACACACCACATTTTCATTAGGATCGTCCGACCAAGATTTATCTGCAAGTTTTAACTCATGTCCCGATCGCGGCTCGCCAAAGAAGTTGTCGCCACTAAATGTAACTTCTTCAGGGATAACGATGTTGAAATTGTCAAACTCACTTAGCGGAATACGATGGAAGGTATGCCATACCCCACTAGTCCGGTCAATAACAACCTGGACAATGTAGCAATATTCCCCATAAATGAAGGGTATAGCGTCACCGTAAAACACGCCATCCACAGCAACACATTTATGCTGTTTTCCATCACCCGTACCGTTGAATAACGTCACCAACTTATAGGTTTTATTACCATTGGTTGCGTTCAGTATCATTGCGGTTCTAGATGCCCTGTACGAAGACTTTACATCCCAACTATCTGGAAGGTTCCCTGGTCGGTATTGTAATGCAGTGGCCACTAAGTTACGCATACTACCATCATTGTTCAGATCTGCATAACTGTAAAACACACCGGACATATCAACATCTGCACCGTTTCGGTAAATAATGAGACGTTTACCATTTTCAATGTATGCAGACACTACTCGGGTTCTGCGCTGGTGTCCTGAACCTTTATACGAACCTTGAACAGGTACGGGCAGCCAATCATTACCACCATATTGCGTAATATTTAATGCATCTGATGGAACATGACGTTTAGCAGATTCAACGATGTTATCTGCACGGTCACGCAAGAGCTTCGCCATCTCAAGTGAGACAGTGATCTCACGATCACGTACACTTTCATCATCCGTAAACTTGGTAATACCTAATACGGTAGGCGTAGCATTAGGGATACCCATCTCTTCAAAGGTGTGGCTATGCAAACCGATGGCTTTACTGTCCATCACTTCAATGTGGTTATTATTCACCGGCATGTCTTTATCAGACAAGTTGTGCACGTTACCTAAGTTTACATCGTCTGCATCAATTTCAATATTACCTGTCAGGGGCTTGCCGTTTATTTTACGGCTAGTTGGTACCTTGCTACGGATTATATCCGCTAATTGGCCAGTGGCCTTACTTCTCGCGACTTTGGTTTTATCCGTACCATCGATTTTATCTGACGCTACCGCATCACCTGTAACCACATCCGTGGCTTTAGGGACATACACTTCCATTTTAAGCGGATCACCACTAACCCCTTTCCCACTAAATTTGAGTGAGGGTGTATCTTTGGTGTGTATATCAATGATGTATGTACCTGCATCCGGGAAGCGCTCGTTGAGGTTTCCTTCATGCAATATATGTTTATCATTGATTAACAAGTCATCTGTTTTATTTTTGCCACGCGATGTGATAGTTAAAGCGTTATTACCTGAGACCAGACTTAGCTTCAAACCTGGGTGTTTTTTCTCAGCATCTGCATGAATATATGCACCGACTTTACCTGACGTGATAAAGTCATCAGACATGGCTTCCATCTGGAATTGTGTTTCATTGTCTTTATCAAATCCCAATACAGCCAGACCGTCCTCAAGTACAATATCTCCTTTAAATACATTCCCACCCCGTAATAAAGCAAATGGGGCCAGGTCGTCCTGTACAATACCGCGTTCATTGATATATGTGGTGAGTTCGTCAATCAACATACCAAATGCGCGATATGTATCTTTAGCCACACCTTCTTTATGTAACGCGTCTGCATGATACCACTTTGTCCCGTGTGGGTTGTCGGTATTATCGCCGTGGGTCAATAATGTAGAATCATCCACATCTTTTTTAAGGCGCTCAAACCAATCTACCATGATTTCATAAAGGTCATGGTTCTGTGGATCTTTATTGCGGATAACTTCTGCAAGTTTATCTAGGCCTACTTGGAGATCTTGCTCATCAATAAAGCTTTCACGGTCAAATTGAATTTCTACATCTGGGAAGAATGGGTCATCATTTAATACCATTTCCCATGATTCTAATGATGGATCTTCCATGCGATTGTTGAGGTAATCGTCAATCACCTCACGAGACGCCGTGTATTTCCATCCTAGCGTATGGCACGTGATTTCTAACTCACCGTGTAGGTTAGGATTAATGATCCACACACCGCCATTCAGACGCTTACCCGTTTGAAGAATACCACGATGGTAACGGTGTGTGATGTAATAGTCTACACCTTCTGTAAGTTTATTACCGTCTAACTTAACATCTAATACCTCATCATAAAAGAAGGGTGCCGCATCAGGGATGACAACACGATAGTACCCCACCGTTTCAAGCGCTTTATTGCTTGATGCTTTTGATAGGGTATAACTCGCAGTAACAATGTTATTTTTGTTACTGTTATGCGGGTCAAAATCATACGCAAATTGGGGCATATGTGTTACCTCTAAATAGTTAATCTTTATACCGAGTGGCCTTTCCATCCGCACCACCCGCACCTACATATTATGACATCCACATTGCTTTTGGAGTACACATGGCGTCTAATTATACGATTGCAGACAGGCCTGCAATTGCACGAGAAAGAAAGACAAAAAACTGGGTGGAGGTGTCAATCAGCGATGTCAATATTAGTCGCCTGTTTGAACTCTACCGACCTATTTATATACCATTAGATGACTTATTTGGTAAAGAATTAACACTTAACCTTTACGACTATGAAACAAGCATTGCACGTAAAGACTACCCTATCAGTGAGTGGTTAGAACTCATTGGTGATATGGCATTAACTGTCAGTGAGGGTTACCCTGAACTTCACTTCGGTAAGGTGCATTACGTTCCATCGACTTACCATATCGGGACATCGCTTAAGATGGCAAAACGTGATTACGATCCTAGCCATGATGTTGCCGTTGAGGATATGGACGATTTGATTATATCCTTACCTGATATCGATCCATACCATTTAGCTAAGAATGTTCTGTTCAGTGTTGATGGGTTATTTGTTCCGGCTAAATACCAAGACTACGGAGCTAGGCTGTTAAATGCTGGGGAGATGATTCGATTCGGTAAGAAGATTGAATTGGGTATGCTTAACTTTGAAGATGTGGGGCAGGTTGATGTTGAACCGATTACCGCTGACATGGTAGATAAAATCGATCCTGACAAGTCATGGTTTGACCGATTAATTGTCCGTACTAAACAAGACGTAACCAATAAAACAGTTGGTGTGGTGATTGGTGGGTATTTACATTTACTTGACGGTACCGTTAACGTACAAGGCCCTAACACGGTTACCTTATCTTTAGGTAACTATGATTTCCTAGAACGTGTTAACCAAACAAAAGACATCTTGGATCTATCGTTCATGGAAATGGATAACCTAGACACTATCGGGTATGTCAACCGTTTCTTGACAGAAGATAATGCACACAAATACCTCACGTCAAAATACAGCTTTTTGGTGATTATTGATAACCCTCACTTGATGCGTGAGTCTAGCGGTATTATGAATGTAGGCAAATTGGGTACCTACCTCATCCCGGAACAACATCATCTTGGTTGGTTAATCGATCAATATGGGCGGGGATTAGAATACTGGCCTAAATACGAATGTGGGATGTGGGCACTGTCTACCTCTCGGTTTGAGTACCAAAGCTGGATGGCTGAGACAGTAGGCTGGGAGAAACTGATTGCTTTTAATGATGCGGCAGAGCCTTACACACCACATGAGGAAGTTGCACCTGAAATGGTCACCTTTTATGCTAAGGTCTAATTGGGAGGCTACGGCCTCCTTTTTTATTTGCCATGATTGTAAAAAATTTCAGATATATATCATCGTAGTGAAGAGAGAAGACAATCCCTCTTCATCACGTGCATACTGCACAATGTTTTTACTATGGAGAATAAAATTATGCGCAATATCACAGCGAGTCAAGCACTTCAGGTGCTTCTAGAGAAAGTCAATGCGGAAGGCATTGACTCATTACAAAACGCGCTGCAGTTCACTGTCACCAGTGAACATGACGCTGAGATTGCTATGCAAGTTGCTGATGCAATAAGCGACCGTAACGATGCTGTGCAAGATGCACAGCAGTTAAATGGTAAAGTGGTAGTTGTCCAGTTGGGCAACTATGGCGATAGCCAAGGTGCGGCCTTGGCTAAAGGCCAAGTGCTGTCCGCGATGTTTAACATGGGGGGCGGGGTGACATACCTCGTCGCCACACCGAAAGGTGTGGCTGCAGCTACACCCGTGCGGGGTGGTGGCAATATGTACTCCACGCACTGTATGCCAGTCCCAGAGTATTCCGGTTGGATACTCCAAAACTGGGGACTTGACATAACTGATCATGAAGATGCTCTTAATGAGAGCACGCTTCTAGGTGATAACATCACCGACGATAGAGTGATGATGAAGTTAATCAAGGAAGCCTTAGAGGACTTCCTCTATGAAGGCTAAATAATATAAAAGAGGGAGCATTAGCTCTCTCTTTTTTTTGCGTATAATTCCTAAGGAGATTTAACATGACTACCAATATTAAAACTGAGGATCTTATTGCGTTCTCAACACGCAACGAGTTTTACACTAACATTTACATTGGACGCCACATTGCAACCATTCGTTGTAACAGACTACCTAAAACTGCTGTGAAGGCACTAAAGCAGTGTGGTCTAATACCGCACAAGTTAATTGACTTAGATTTCAATATCGGACTGGCCATAGTGGGTGACAATTATGCCTTTGTGGATAAAGAATATCTCGACGATGATCAATGGCGTGGTATTGTTGTCACCAAAGAGCAGCTGTGCGATGTGTTCTGTATTGATGATATAGACATGTATGTTGATCACTTAGATAGTGAGCACACTATGAGACTGGCAACGTACGAATCAGAAGACTTTTCCAGTGCTGAACACCTCAACAGTACTGTGACCAAGGTATTCAATAACTTTAATATCATACACGCCATGCTCAGCGGACACACCCCAGAAATGAATACTGAGGTGCTTGTTGACGTCAAAGACACAATCCTCGATAAATCCATTGCAGAAGGACACGGTCGCCTATGTTGGGGGCGTATCGTTGGACATTCCAATGATGAGGTTATTGTTCAAATCGACAATAAGCAATTCTACTGCGCTGCGGGTAACTCAGTTAACCATTTATTCGCAACGGAGTTGTACGTTAAGGATAAATGTCCAACAACCTACTATGAGGTCGGTGATGTATCCAACCATAAATCCCGCACAATGAATGCATTTCTTTCATTGTGTAAACGTTAGTATAAGCTATTAAGAGGGAGCATTAGCTCTCTCTTTTTTTTTGCCTATTTTGTTTTCCCCTCACTCTTCTTCTCTTTCTCTTCCCCCCTTTAAAATCCCCCTTTCTCTATCTCTTCTTCTCTCTCCCCTTTCTGGTCGCCTCTCCAGTCAGGGCCCCCCACATAGGGGCCCCCTTCCCAAGGAGCGGCTCAAAGGCGTCTTCAAAAGAAGACTAAGTGCGTAAAAAAATACAGGAAGTCTTCTAATCTCCCACGTATAAGATGTGGTATATACGTGGGTAGTAGATTAGAAGACTCTATTTGGGTTTTAATGGTTACTTGATCCGTAATGAATGTAATCACATTTTATATTTTTTGCCATTAATTGGCCTGTCACTGACACATTCGATCCAAATATTGCATCTCCTTGGACTTCACAGCCGCCTCCTGCTGATGCACCGCCGCCGCCGACTGATAGGGCGGCACATGACAAGAGTCCCGTACAAGCCGTTTTAGGGGCATTAGATGTTACCTTATCAGCATTGAATGTAATTTGCTTTCCATTGATGGTGGTGGTATCAGTCGTCGCTGTCCATGTTTTCGTTTTGAATGTCATGGATTTACTGGCTTCCACTTTAAAGTCTTTACACTTAAAGGAGATGGTATTGACTGCGGTATAATTGATACTGTCAGGGGCATAAGCATCAATACACTTTTTATCCAACTTAAGGTAAGTGCCATTCTCATTCTTAAAGCCGATAACCGTTTCATCACTGTTCATGTACATGATGTTACCGACATTGTCTTGGAGGGTAAAGAAGCCTTCACCTGTATTGAGTTGTAAGGTGTATGAGAAAGGTTCACCGTTGGCCATGGAAGTTTTTAATGTAATGTGCTTATCATGGGTAGATAGCTCTAACCAGTATGCGTTAGAGAGGTCATCTTTGATTGGGTTATCGGGATCGGCTGACCATGCATACAGTTTGGTCTCTAATCGCTTCACATTGGAGATATTGAAATCTGTCCAAAAGTAGTTATCCGTATCCCCTAACCGCCATATCAACACATGGTCATTTCGACGCACATCTGGGGCAAGCATCGAATTAGAGTTGAGCTTTAACCATTTAGCTGGAATACTGTTGGTTCGTTTAACCTTGATGACTTCAGGTCCCTCATCCGTATCGTACTGGTCTTCCACCAAATCAACCACATCCAATACATCCTCATCGATACTCATACGGTATTCGATAGGGAACACACGGATAGTTTTCGTGTTCCGAGGTTTATTTCTAGCAACCAACCCCCAACTATGGAAATGTAATTGTGATAATTCCACACACTGCTCCTTAATTAGAATAAGTAAATAAATATTGATATCGCATTTATATGCGGACCCACTATAGGAATTACAAGGATCAAAATGAAATCTCTTGATGAGATGGCAAAAGCATTTAAGGATTTTGCCACCGGCCTGCGAAAATTACAAGTTTCCATCCAACACCGTAAGGAGAATACCTCACATGGAAATCACAGAAAAAACACACTTAAACAATAAAGCATTACGTGAATCTGCAACACTTATCACACGTTCCCCAATCAAATTAGCACGCTTTTTGTTTGCACTTGGACAAATCCCACATAGCGGTTTTCATGTTAATGAAGCAGGCACTTCGACGGGCAATGCATTATCGTTTACCCATCAGCTTACCAATGACGATATGTTGCATATGAGCTTTTGGCATGATGCTGCACGCGTACAAACAAAAGCCGGTGGTCTTAACTGGTTAAATGGTCAGTTATATATGGGCCATAGTCCCATTGTGTCTTTTGAATGGGATGTGTATGTGGATGTCCAAACGTTACAATACACACTGTATGGACAACTGCTGGAATTCCGGGGTACGGATACGCATGATAAAGCAGTCCTATACTGCCAGGCGTTTCACCATTACGCTAACAAGTATATTGATGTCGGCGATGCTGTCTATGAACCCGAGCACGCGTTTCAGGTGAATGAACACTGGCATGAACTTCTAGGCAAAACTATCCCATTGACTGATGGTTTGTTAGAAGATTTAGGCGTAGTGCGCTAGTCACCTCCTACAATACATGAGTGCGCCTTTGGGTGCACTCTTTATTTTTTTATCTGTGTCCCTTTCCTATAGTAACGAATTATACATCAAATAGGAATATACAATGAGTTTGACCTTTGAGAGTATTGAACTCATCGACTTTGACCGTATGGCCTTGAATGGTATCCGCCGATTTAAGTTGACATTAGATAAGATGATCACCCTTATCCTCGGTCGTAATGGCTGTGGTAAGTCTAGTCTTCTTGAACAGTTAACGTTAATGTGTCCCGATAAAGATGACTATAGTGTAGGCGGTGGCCGTGTTATCTGGTTTGTCTATAACGGCAGACGGTACCAATCTACTTGCATGCTAAAAGGTAAGTCGTTCAAATGCACCATCAGTGATGATACTGGTCATGTCTATTGTGATAACGTAAATCCAAAAGTCTATCACCTCACTATTGAAGATATGTTTAACTTCAATCGGATTATCAGTGATATCATCACTGGACGTTATTCCATCACGTCAATGAATACCACTGAGCGTCGTAAACTCTTCACTGCGATTACTGAGTCCGACCTCACCTATGCGTTGAAGTTTTACAATAAAGCTAAATCCAAACTTAGAGATTCAATCGGTACAACAAAGTGGCTTAAAAAAGAAATCGGCACATTGAAAACACAAATCATCAATGATGAAGATGAAATGAAAGCCACCAAGGAACGCATCGAAACCATCAAAGGGGAAATTGTTAAGCTTGATGAGCAGATACAATACATTACCAGTTATATCCCCACGATTAAGCTATCGCCTGAGAATGCTGAGAAACAGCTTGAATCGCTCAATGACACGATGTTGGGTATAGATATACATTATCCCACATTAGTATCTGGCGTTGAACCTGATGCGATACAGAGCGAAATAGCCCGCATTGACGGTAGCCTTTCTCAGATGAGTGAACAGTTGGAAGATTTGGACAGTCGTATACGTACTGCAAAAGAATATGACGCGACTGACGTGGACGCATTAAAGCGTGAATTGAATATCGTCAATACCTACCTTGTAGCATGGCCAGAAAAATGTGCTCCGTTTGATAATTTGCTTAATCTAAACGAAGATACACTCAAGATGGCCAGTAACCATTATGAGAATCTAACCGGCACGCTATATAATTATATTAATGCCTTGATGCCGTACAATGATATTATCGCAGATTGTGGCCAACAGCTTGATGTCAAATTCCAAGAACGTAATAAGGTATTAGCTGAACGTGACCGTATTGGGATGCAATGTAAAATGCTGCGCGAGGAGATTGAGCAGTTAAAGTCGGTGCAAGATGTCACGTGTGATAACTGTGGTAATATATTTAAGCCGGGGCACCGTAATGTTACCGTAGAAGATCATACTGAAAAGCTAAACACATTGATCGGTTATTATGATGATTTGGACAATCAATATAAAACATTGTCTGAAGAAGTATCACGTCTTAATGAAGCCAAGCTATGTAAAGACAAGGTATTCTCACAAATCCATGAGATGTCTAAGTACCCAGCCTACAATAAACTTCTTGTCCAGCTACATACCGACACTGAAAAGTGGACTGCATTTAACATGACAGTCATCTCATCGACTATCAACCAGTTCGGAGATGCACTCGCGTGGGCGATGCGCATCAATGACTATAAAGCGAGGGAAACCAAACTTAAAAATGATATCGAGATTGCGGTTGCGACACAAGTTGAAGATATCGATGCGTTAACTAAAAAGTATAATCAGGCCTCTGACCATTGTAGTGAATTACAACGTAAACGTAATTTACTGGTCACTGACATGAATACCTACACACGCTATGCAGATAACCTTAACCGTGTTAATGATATTGGTGAGAGAATACAATCTCTTAGTGAGGAATGGCAGAAGGGTCATGTTAAGCAAAACTGTGAGGCGATTATCGGTAATCTTACCGAGCAGCGTGACTCATGGTGGACGGTGTTAGCTGAGGCCAATAAACGTTTCAATGAGATGGATGGCCAACGCAAGAAGTTGTCCATGATGGAACAGCAGTTGGAAGATTCTACTGCTTCAGTTGAGCGTTTGACTAAAATCGTTAAGGCGATGTCACCTGACGAGGGTTTGCTCTCTAAATACCTTTACCAATCCATTCGTCGCATTGTCTCACTCATGTCTGAGTTTATCTCACACATTTGGGGATATGAGATGAAAGTATTGCCTTGTGATATCGAGGATGGTGAATTGGATTATAAATTCCCCTACGTGATACCCAGCAGCGGTGTAGAGCGTAAGGATATTGCAAAATCCTCTTCTGCACAATTAGGGGTGTTTGACTTTGTATTCATTCTTGCTACTTACCGCGTAATGGGTTTAAAAGGTTATCCATTGAAAGCGGATGAGACATTGTCTGCATTTGATGATGGTCACCGTGACAGTGCTATCAATTTTATTAAGACGATTGTAGCCCGAGGCGATCATAGTCAAAGTCTTATGGTTTCTCATGATGCAGATACCCACTTTAAACTCACTAATGCAGATAACGTTGTGATTGACCCAGAAGGTATTGTACTACCACCGGAGTATAATGTAAATGTTGAAATCGACTACTAGTCAAAGAGGGAATAACATGATCATCGACCTGACACAAAAAGAGGTCGGTGTGCGAATTGAGGCCTCCTCACATATTGAGGAATCAGCAATAAAGCGGGAGTTTGAAACGCATATAAATTTTGATGTTTGTAGTGCAATATACTCGGCACTTCCAGATACACTGACACCCAATACACTCTACTTGTATATCAGGGATGGGAAGTTATGTGTCATCGTAAGTGATGAGGAGGGTTATATTGCCCATATACACGGGTCACGTGGACTACTCCGATTTATGCGTACTCGCTTTACAATTTGTACAACGAAAACCGCAGCGGTATATATAAAGGAAAAAACGAAATACTTGCAGAGTATGTTACATTGGTATAACTACGAGGTGTGGGACATTGCTAACGGTAGCATCACGGGATAACTTATCTGAAAGATGTATCACAAATGCGCCTGAGCAGACTATTATCATTACGACTAACTGTGAGGGCGCTGCTGGTAGAGGGGTAGTTTTGGCTATGAGGAGTAAGTACCCTTCTGTTTATAAGAAGTATAAACGTTTATGTAAGGAGGGTATTTATCATCCCAACATGTTAGTTACTGCCGATATTGGTAACGGTAAACAATTATTACTCTTCCCCACGAAAGTCCAATGGCGTAAGCCTTCTTATGTGGAAATGGTTTGTGACAACTTATACATACTTTTAGATAATATTGATGTCCTTAACATTGAGAGTATTGCTACGCCTAGCATGGGGATGGAGAATGGGTGGTTAAAAGGAGAGGATAAAATGCGGGTCAATGATACCATGACACGTGTGTTTGAAGAAGCCCATATACCGGTTACATGGTACCGCTAACCAATCACCATTCAGGCATATATCATGAATGTGGTATTAGGTAATGTATCTTTTAAGGATGTTATTATGGAGTATTATCAAGAAGCGATTCGTCTTATCGAGAATGCGAGTATGTATGAGACCAAGCGTCAAAACAATATACCGTATAAGAAAATCCATGTGAAGATTGTTCAGATGACGGCCGTCGGTATTAAAAAGGTGGCAGGTCTGGATGTGACTGATAAGGAGACCCTTTATCAGCTCAATGAAGCGTTAGATTCACAAGGATGGAATATCTTAAAATCGGATGGTAAGTATTGTCTTATTAGCCATGACCGAATCAAACACTGGCCAATGATCGGCAAGCAATAAAGTTTTAAACGGAGTATAAAATGAAAAACAATATGTTTAATGTAGTGATGGCAATTCTTCTGTTTCTTGCAACACTACTTATAACCGCACCAGAAAGTCACGCTTCAACTGGGTGGGATACGCATTCTGAGTTATTTGCTGAGGTGAGTCAGAAGACGGGTATTGATGTCCGTGAACTCACCGCTGTTGCTTCACTTGAGTCGTCCTTCAGACCACATGTCAAAGCAAGTACATCCAGTGCAACCGGTTTGTTCCAATTTACTACACGTACCTGGCGTGTCACTTTAAAGACATACGGTCAAAAGTATTTACTTGATCCTAATGTATCAAGAAAAGACCCTTACGCCAATGCATTGATGGGTGCCGAATACATGAAGGAAAACCGTCGTGTATTGAAAAAGAAATTAGACAGAGAGCCAAACATCGTTGACGTTTATATGGCCCATCTGATTGCACCACGTCGGGTCGCAGCATTAGAAGACATTAACCCTAATGCAAAGCTAGCTTATATCTATCCACGCATCGCAAGCGCTAACAAATCCTTGTTTTACGACGACAACGATTATCCATTATCCGTCTCACAATTTAAAACATTGATTAAGGATAAAGTGTATGATGCATACTTTCAATATGAAGACCATGCATTGGCAGCTGTTGACAGTTACTACCAAAACATTTTAACAGATGCTGCTTACTCAGATTGTCTGGTACCAGCATGGACAGTGATGGATGTCAAACCTGTAGTGGCTGAATCCATTAAAATGGCCATCAATACCACCCCGATGTTAACTACGCCTAATAAGCGTAATTCCCCGAAAGATGACAAAGCTCAACGTATGGTGGTTGCTGACCGCCGTTGGACTGTATAACTAAAGGAGTTTAGATGAAAAAGCATAACGTTGTATTTGACATTGAAAAAATCAACGCTGTGAAGTACCCAGTCGCCCGTGTAGATGATAATGTCGTCGCCGCGATTGTCGGCGGGGTAGTGTATTTCCTATCCGCGTTCATGACGTATGACAAGAAGGCCCAGGATAAAATCAGTGGCCGTGTCATTGCCAAGTATAAACGCACATATGGCGTATCGGGGCTTGTCGCATTCGAAGAATGCGAGTTAGGCGAGTTAGTTAACAAACTTGAATGTACTGAATAATCAGAGAGGTGGGCAAATGCCCACCTCTCTTTTATGTCTACCTATTAATCGGAGAATATAATTATGTATTACCCAAAATCATTAGATCATCAACTGCCCACTCAGGTTACGCGCCAAAACCACATTGACAAGCATGCAATGCTACGCATCAAAAGAGATGCGACAAACTTATTGTTAGGGGATAGCATCACAGAAAAGTCTGTGCAAGATACATTGCGCCTAATAACGCTGCCAAGTAATTCTGCCGATGAGTTATTACCTAGTGATAAAATATGCGGTTACTTGTCGGCACTGCATCGTGAGCTTATATACAATGAGTATACACATGAGCCTGTTGCCGAGAAAGTAAATCCTAACCAATACAACGGGACGTTCGTCCTTCAAGGTGACGTAGCGCAGTTGATAGACCTTGCTGTGAAGAAAGTCTACGGTTACACTAAGCTACTTACCGAACCGCCACGTGATTTGATTTCTGCACTTGATCAAATCACTGATATTGTGGTGGAGGATTTAAATGCCGTACTCATCCACAATGAAGCGATCAGGCGTGTGGTGCTGGATAACGTTCCTATCAAAATGGAATACCTTACAGAGGGTAATTACAATAAGCGCTACACCATTGGCGCACTGGAGCATTTCAGTTATTGTGCCTACATTGGCGGTAAGATGTATATGGAATATATAGACCCTAACGATTCCAACACACAACCACCCGTAAATTTCAAGGTTCCATTCGCTTTACCTGAAGTGTACGGTTTGGTTTCACAGTGTGGGAATGACCTATTGAAACTTGCCACTAAATTAGAGTACAGTCAATGCCATCTAAAACCTCTAGTGCCCTACACGGTAGGTTTTGACAACACTGAAGTCCATAGTAAGTATGACGGTGTCGATGAGCTTAGACATCGCAGACAGTCGTCTAATCGTCGTGGTAATCGTCGCCGCATGTTTTAAACAAAAAAAGAGAGGGGGCAATGCCCCCTCTTTATTTTTTGCCTCTAAGGCATCTTTATTATCTTCAAAGACAGATAACAATAACTCGTAATCTTCCCTTAACTGCGCATTTTCTTTCTCTAACTGTGTGACTTGTTCAGCCAAAGGTGTGTGACTATTGATTGCCGCACGACGAGAAGCCTCCAGCTCAACATGCTCCTCATGAGTGAGGGTGCCATCCATAGGCACTGTGGCGAGTTCAACATTCACCATCTCATCGCCAACGCCCGCCGCTTTCTTTACCATACTCGCAACATCTTCGACGATATACTCAATATCCATCGTATTAGGTAATGGCCCCATATCAACGAGTACCAATTTACGTTCATAACGTATACCCGACATACCTGGATATGATTCAATATATGTATTAGGGATATACACATACTTATTATCGGAGGATATTAAGGTGACAATTGATGCCCCCTTATCAGTATCCTCTTCGTATATCGATGTGCTGATACCTACCGGCTTGTAATACTGTCCGTAGACATCGATGTTCTTTTTTGCAAGCTCATCAATCGTTCGGATGGCATGACAGCGGTATGTTGTTTTTTCACGTAGCGTATACGGCTGACTGACAATGAAGATGCCTGTCGCATTGACAGGCGGTGTAACTAATCGACGTTCTGACATACCTTACACTCCATCTGAGGGCAATACTGCTTCTTCCATGGACGTGCGTGCCAATACGAGATAGAGTACGTTCTCGTAAGAGAATCCTACAAACATTAGTCCGTCACGTTCAACACGTGCATATTCAACATCTAAGTATGAATATTCATCCATCTCTTCAGCTGCAATCACGGCACCGTAGAGCATATGTACCCAATCAGTGGTACGCTTATCCATGCGGTTAAAGTCCCCGCTCATTGTTGGTGTGACAATGTATTTGGGGAAGTAATCGCTAAGCAAATATTTATTGTCGCGGTTTTCAACGCCCCCTGCAGTGACGAATGCCAGTGACTTATACTGGATTAACGACGACTGTAAATATTTTTTAACATGCCCACTCTTAGGGTACTTTATGTACTTTTGTGCCTTTTTTAGCACCTCATCATGTGATAGGATCGGGCTATACATCTGTCCACGTGCAGTTTCATCTGGCACACTACGTTTGTACCACATTGGCACAATAACGAATTCGGTAGATGTAAAGATGTCTGGGAAGACTGGTATCCAATCTTCGCGAACAAATGCAGAATGTGCGAGTATGTACTCCGCAATCGCTTCTTTGATCGCAAGTGGGTTCTTACCGGCCACCCCGTAAATGGCGACAGACCAAAACGTTTGTCGATGAGTTTCTTTATCTTCACGGTCATACCACGTGTATTCGTTGGTAACACGTTCAGAATAAGGATAACCATTGACTTTGTCTGTGGTCTTCTGGTCATGGTCTGGTAAGTTGAATGCGTCAAGTGCAGGGCCAACATACTGTATGGTTTTCATGAACGTATCGACTGGCTCTACTGGCGGAATGACAACAATTTCATATTCGTCATATTGCGCCTTAAACGCTTCGTCGGCATACCAGATACGGATTTCGTTTTCTTCTTCACCGTCATCAAGATTCCACGTTAAAAACGATGGCATCCAGTTACCTCGTGCAGAAACAAGACGACCAATCTCAACATCCCCAATACTATCAGAAAACTCGGCAAGGAATAATCGGCGGAACTGCTCTGGATCATCAGACAGTGCTCCTGATACTGAGTTGTTATACACCCATTGTGATATCTTTAGGATGTGTGTATAATACTTAGCAGGAACGCTAACAATATCCTCTTCTTTCTTACATGAGAATGTGATTAACTCACAGTTTGGCGCATCGTTAATCGTGAAATATCCTTTCTCACGTGAGTAAGAAAGCGACATACTTGAGAGCTCACCTAATGGCGAGACGTTTTCTTTGTTACCATCGCTTGGCATGTTATCTGCCAACGCATTGATTTCAATGAAACCTTTTATGTTGTACATGTGGGTTCTCCGATTATTACCGTCACATAATAATTATAAATGTTTATTAGCGAAGGAGATTAAACAAATGGGCTGGGTAAAAATATTGCTACCAATAATCTTAGACTACTTTAAGGAAATACTACTTCCACACAAGGATGCCAAAAAGACAACATTACTTGAACGTGTGTTGAGTCTTTTGGTCATCATTATGTTCGTGATGTTGTCTATCACAGGTGAACGATTCTTCAGTCTTTATGATCGCATGCAGGTATTGAACCGTGAAGCGGTTGTCGCCAAGACCAAATATGATGTGGTTCATCGCAAATATTTGGAAATGGTTGAAGAATATAATGGTCTCAGAGCCAAATACCGTTCCCTTCAAGACAAACGGTGTGAAGTAGAAGCAACTACATACGATGACGAAGAGGGCGAACATCAATCTAATGACGATGGATTAAAGTCCCTACGTTCAGAAATAATCAACCACATAAACAGTTAGGCTAGCTAATGAAGATTATCACTTCGTTGCTCCTGGCATTGCTTTTGGTAGGGTGCCAACTTCCTGACGCTGTATTTAAGACGCATAATCATCGCCTCACTGACGAGGAAGTGGCGCGTATTGTAAATATGGTCAAGGAGGATGGCAATAAGAATGAGGTATTCATGATGGAGTTAAAGGCACCGCCTGATATTTCCGATTATGAAAACCTGTTGAGCAATGAGCGTGTACTGCGTAAGTATTCTGATCATCTTAATTTATACTTTGAGCAGGTATTCGCTTATACCGCAACATTCAACCTCTATGCAAAAGAACGTGGGTGGAAGCCTCCTGAGCATCCACCTGTGTGTCGAATTCTTGATATAGATACGTTAGACGAATTACCTCCATTTGAGAATGTGGGTGAATCTAAAGACCTTAATTGGCAACTGGCCGATTATATCAAACGTCTTAAAGTGTTCTATGGCCAAGAATCCAATGAACAGGAAGTAACCAAAATTTTCCAACGTTTTTTATGCGTTTATTAAAGTAAAAAAAATACAGGCGATGTGGCGTTCTCGCCATGTCCCTGTATTTTTATATGCATCTAGTATCCTTTGAGCAGTAAAAGGAGTACCTCATGTTTGCAACTATAAACCCACCTACCGTCGTCGTTGGGCTGGATGTCGAGACAAAAGCCCTTGTTCCTAACTCATATATTTTATCCGTTGGACTTGCCGCTTACGACATTAAGACACTACGGTGTGTTGAATTTGCTGAATTCGTTTTCGACCCAAACGACCCAGAGCAAATTACACGTGCTATCGATAAAAACACCATTGAATGGTGGCACAATCATCAAGATAACAATCCACGTTACCCAACTAAGGCTGTCTTTGAACACACTTGGGGTGGTACATTGCCATTCTCAACCGGCATGAGTAAATTGGCGTCAATACTTCGACCCTATAGCAAGCGCGATGATGTTGTCATGCCAATGCGTGGCCCTGACTTTGACATGCCTATTCTCATTAATGCCCTTCAAGAAACAGGCAACCGTAAAGGTGCGCTCTATGCCCGCAATTTAGACTCACACCGTACAGTGGAAAAGGTCATTGCAAGTTTAGAGTTGCCTGCATTAACTGAAAAAGAAGTTATCGCCAATATTGGTGAGATTAAATTACATACTGCTGGGTTTGATGCTGCTGTCGAGGCGTACGATACTGCACGAATGTACCATGGCCTGCATCTCATTAAAGAGTTAGGATATGAAAAGACCTACGCTTATTTCGAATCCCTAGCAAGTGGCGATAGCATTTCATTCCCGAATACAAAATAAACAGAGTGACGACAATGCATTACAAATATGCTGTAATATATACTGATGGTGGTGAATATCAGAATATGGCCGGTGCAGGTATCCACGGATACTTGTTTAATGATTTACCCGCAGTAAGGTTTTCAAAAGTACCTGCGATTATTACACCATCTGGGTATGAACCTAAGCCGTCAGGTGCGCAACTTAAAGATGAGGCATACAACCCTACTTATAAAGAGTGGGACGTGTCTGTTTCACTACGTGACACCAAAACAGCCATAGCGTCAGGTGCCGATGTGAAAATTGTTGATGGTTGGTTGCCTTTACCGGGCGGCACATCACAATACGCTGAGCTGACCGCTTTCCTTTGGTTATTCGAACAAACTGAGTTCACATTCGAACATCTCATTGTGTATAGCGATTCCAATTATCTTGTTAAGGGTATCTACGAGCACCTCAAACAATGGATAAAGCGTGGGTGGAAGAAGCGCGATGGAATGCCTATTGCAAATCCTGAACTGTGGGTTAAGATCAATGAGGTTGTAAATAACCCAGACTTCTCAGAAAGTCGTGTAGAAAAGATTGCTGCCCACAAAGGTCACTATGGTAATGAATGTGCTGACCGAAACGCAACCATGGCACGCTACATGGCAGCTAATGGATACCATGATTGTAAAATCAATATCGCTGACGTTCACGACTTCGATTACTGGGAGCCTGTTAAAGATTTCCCACCACTTGCAAGTCAAAAGTGGCTAGTCAGCTTTAATGAACGTATTCGTGATAAAAGCGAAATTGATGGAGAAGTCTACAACCATTACTTCTTTGCAGACCACACTAAGGAAAACAATCGTCCAGACTTGTTAGCGAAGTTCATTTCTGATGCGAACTATTGTCTGTACCTTTGCAAGGAACGGATTAACTTCGTGGATGACATCATCGACAAACACCGTGAGATGATGTGGCGTGGTACGTGTGAGATGTATCAGTCTGAATTGGTTAATCTTGTTAATATGACCAACTTACAGATGCCTAAAAATCTATGGGAGCTTAAGCGTGGGCCTGCGGGTGCGATGGGTTTGTCTGAAGACCGTTGTGAACTAAAAGGGGCTAAGGCTGAAAATGTCATCTCACATGTCATCAATCCACCAAAACTCTCATATCGGGTAGAAGAATACGAACTTCAACACCGTGAGATTATACAAAGTTATCTGGCTAAGTCTGGTCGCCGCTTTACAGGTGACGATAACTTCCGTCCATTTAATATCGTTGTTAATGACATCACAGACATCTTGTATGATGATGCTGTTGATAAGAAAGGGAATGTGTCGGGTAAAGTGTTATCCGATACATATGGGCAAGTGACTCGCATGTTGGATTTCCATGTCCATCATCCATATAGTGATAAGACTGCTAAAGTCATCTTAACCTCTAAAGAAGACTTACCAGAGCGTAGCCTTCTCACCAAAATTAAAGATATGAACCCTAAGGTTTCCATCATCACATGGATACACACTGGGTACAAGATTAATTATGGTACATTGGTCGAGTATGACGACGGAATCGCACTGTGGACGGCATATGGCTCTACACGGGTACTGACTAAGGAAGAGCAAGGTATCGCTTAATGGGGTATAGATGCAATATGACAACAGTAATCTACTGGCGTTAGCACTTACGGTTTATGAAGAGGGTGTGCCAGTTTATGGCCCTCACGATTGGGTGTGGTATTACCAAGCCGAAGGGTATGGCCCTATCCCCATTCCACATCATGACTTTGGTGTATATGAACACCGAGATTATTACATTAGAGTATATCCTGGTGATTGTAATCATGGTGAATGGTCTATAAAGATTTCTTTTGATGGTTCTCATTATAGGGAACTCACTGACCATGAGCTATCATTGGCTTGTCTACGTAACCACATCATCCGAAAACTATAACCATCTAATAGGGTAGGTCTCGTGCCTACCCTAGTTTATTTTGGGTATATATCACTGTGATGTAATGTAATTATGATGGAGATTATGATGGAGATTAAGATGGTGAAAGATGAGCTCTATATACGCAGTGGTGTGTTAGATGTTGAGGAAGGAATGGATGTGGAGTGGTGTAACTATGCCACAGGGCTATACCTTGCATGTAATTTGGGACAGTTGCTCCTTCTCAGTAAGTACGCTGGGTATAACCACTCGATGTGGCCAGTAGTGGTTAGTACTGTATCACACACACCAACATATCGGGAGTTCTTGGATAGAGTAATCACATACATAGAGCAAACAAACCATGTATTGGATAGGGTTGTGGCTAATTACCCACATGGTGTTAAACTTATAGTAATCACGGAGGTATGACTATTGCGTGGTTCGTTTATTAATTATTTGTACATCCCAAGTGGGCGTGTTAAAGATCAAATTAAACGTATGTGGAAAAACGCTTATGACGATAACCATATTCACTTACTACCACTATCTGACCAAATGATGCTCCAAAGTGTTTATTTGGAGTTCCTTAGCCTTTTGATTTCTTTTATCTTAGACGTTAACCGTAACTTGATAGACATTAATGAGAAGTACGTCTTTGACCACCTTGTCTTTAATGAGATGAATACTTTTGATAATTACTTTGACAATTACTTCACACAACCTGATGAGTTAATCGAATCTGCAAACGACTTAGGGGATGCAGTATTAGATGACTTTAGTAATTTCAACCACCCTGTGGGTGATTTGATATGTATTTATCAGACGACATCCGATATTGAATATGAGCATGAATGGCAGGAGCTGATGAATAGGGCAAATAAAAATATGGGTGATTTGTGGTACACCATGAATGACACACATTCACTGTACCGTGAGTTAGAGAGACATCTACATGATGACTTTTCCCGGCGTGGCATGTACCGAATCACACATCCTATATCCTCGGTTGAGTTCCATCGAGGATGTGCGTCAAAATGCATCATCCGTTTCGATGACAAATAAAAAGAGGGGCACTTACCCCTCTCTTTTTTTTGCCTATTTTGATAGATCTTCAATCTTGTTTCGCGTATCTTCCAACGCTTTAGACACGACTTTGGCTTTCTGGCAGATGTGCCCATAGAACTCTACCCATGCCGCCGCCATATACATACGGTCGGTCAACATATCAACAATCTTGTCATTGACATCTAACGACTCTGTATTAATCTGCTCTGCGATGTTTGTCGCATAATCATGGATAGTTTTCATGCACTCACGTACACTGGTATGGTTGATACGGTTCAGATTGTCTTGTAGCTGCAACACACGTTCGGATGTAATGTTTAAGTCTTGATTTCGACTATACACTTTTTTGAACTTCTCTTTATCGGTACGCTGTCGCGGATCGAAACATTCACTGATGTCGCTAATTAATTTATCTAGTCGCTTTTGACTATACTCTGTTTTCGTTTTATTTTCCAACGGGAGTACTTTACGGCTATTGAGTAAATCAGGCTCGTTGACATACTTACCCATCAATGTACGTAATGGAATTAGCAACCCATCATTAATATTCGCCAGATACTCTACTGACTCCTCCAGGGTTTCAATATATTCCAACATGCTAACTTTAAGACCCACTGGAACATATACCGTGACATCCCCGATAGAGAGGTACGGATTGCGGTCTAGCCAATTGATAGAGGTCTTACCTAGACCATTTTGGTGTTCGAACTTGACCAGTTCTTTATTGCCACCAAATAGCGTTTGAAATATGGAATCTACACGTGCTGTGAGCATCGAGCGTAGACCGTCATTGAATGTTTCTTGGAAGTTGGCTTTTGTGTCACCACGCTCCATGCCGATATAGCAAGTTTGGCGAGCTTGCTGGTGTTTGATGAGTACCGGCAACTCTGTCGTATTCGTATTCACAGGGACATACTCCATTATTTTATTAAGACTGACAAGCATAGTATAGTTAGCGCATTATATATACATCCAGTTATTTTTAATTCAGCTGCCGATACTTTGACAGGTAGACTTATAGTTTGTAATTATCTTCTAAAAGGAGCAATCATGGCCGGGCCAGCAAAACGAAAATTATCTAAAACTGTCCGTATTCGACTTAATTCATTTGGCCTATACGATCATTTAACAGGTCGCTACTTAAAAGGGAAGCATGGTTTATATTATCTGAACGGTGGCCTTAGTACCGTATCTGGCTTTGGTGGTCGTGGTAACATGTTTAAGTCTGCGTTCTCAGGCACAGTTGGCGTTTCATCGTCATTGAAATACAATGTTGAGTTCACGGAGTTTTATGACAGTGAGCTAACGATGGATGTAGAACGCATTCAAGATTACATTAACTCAGTTGCCCTACACAACGGTTGGGAAGAAATCCCTCAGATTACTGACTTGTTGGAAGACGAGAAAACGACATGGAACATCACCGCATCGGATGTGTCGTTTGTTGACGAGTGGTTCATGGATAACTGTCGGTCTGAAATCGGTAACCGTGAGAAAGTTAAACAGAAAGATATGTATGAGACACCTTTTTATGATGTGAAAGGTGAACCTATCTACATTCCAAACCCGTGGATTTTTAACTGGGACTCTGTGTCAGAATCACGCATCTCGATTAACGATAAAAAGCTAGACAGTAACATGGTCGGGGATAAAGACCTCAACACTGAAGCGATGGATGATGCAAGGCATAAATCACAGCTCCTCCGACAGGTGCCTGCGGTAGCATCACGCGGTGGGATGTACTTCACTGCTGTTGCACATGCGGATGATGAGTTGAAGATGGATAAATACGATCCATCACAAAAGAAACTTCCTACACTAAAAGGTAATCTCAAGTTTAAAGGTGTACCTGGCCGTGCGTGGACGTTCCTAACCAATACCATCATGCTGGCAGTGCACAATGAAACGCTGCTTAACAAGCAAGATAAGATGTGTGAGTATCCACATCCTGAAATTCCAACAATGGTTGGCGATCCAGATTTGGTCAAAATACGGTATATTGAATGTCGTGGTAAAGGTGGCCCTACTGGTGCATATATCGACCTTATCTTCTCGCAACGTGAAGGGTTAGATGTTACACTGACGAATTACAACTATGTTGCTAAAGAGTTGAAGTCGTTTGGTCTTGATGAGAGCGGTTCCGGTAATGCCTTTAAACAATTGCAGATATACCCTGAGTATAAGTTCACTCGAAAAGATATCCGTAAGCATAAAGAAAACGATCCTAAATTCCGACGGGCATTGGAACTCTTAGCGGGACTTGGATATATCTATTACAACTACCACGATGTTCCTGCAGAAATGAAAATTGACATTCCAGAACTTTACACTAAAATAAAAGATGCTGGATTTGATTGGGATAAGATTCTGACAGACACCGTTGAGTATTGGCAGCCAGCCCATCTTGAACAGCAGAGTAAGAAAATCACACTGACTGCACGCACATTGCTTGGTATGGCGGTAGGTGAGTTTAAAGCTGACCACCCCGTGCTTAAAGCCCTAGCCAAATAAGTACCCTGTGGGGATGTCGTCCCCACATCTTGAACCTACAAGGAATATAATAATTATGGGTGTATTTACAAAGCTCATCGATTCTATCGACCACGATGAGATCAAAGAACACATCGACAACAATATTGACGCGGACTACACCTATACTGGTGACTGGTCTGGTGAGCAGCATCATGCTAACCTCTACCTCAATAAGTTGTTATCTTCCATGGCCAGAGGTCATGATGTATCCGCTAACGAAATGCGCCAAGCTCGACGCACATTAACGGTTGTTGAAACTGAAGAGCAACTAGATGATTGGATTGTCGACTTGCATGAAAACTATTTCCCATTACTCATGTCACTATGGGATTAACTATGGTGTGTTATGGAACATGTAATAGAAACGGTGTTGTCACATGAACTATCATGTCCGACACTGTTTGCACATACAGACACGGATGAAGCCCGTGAGAAGTTAAAGGATATCGTTAAAAAGGATAAGTTGAATATCGCCATTGTGGGCAGTGCATATGCTTATGACATTGCCCGTGTTACCCGTATAATCAATACGCTCATACGTCCCTTTAAAGACCCCGACTCGTTACGTGTCATCTTTTATGATAACTCAGAATTAGCTTATATCATCAAAAAGTGGGGGGAGCACAACAAGATTGAAATTGTCCCTTACGAGATAGAAAGTGAATACCGACTCAATGGCATGGATGAGGAAAGTCCTCATTATTGGCGAGCGAAAGCACTTCAAAATAAAGCGCTCATTAGAAGAGACCAACGCATGATGAACGATACGGATGTGCTCATTTATTTGCATGTCACTGGTGAGGATGATAAGGCAATTGATAATATGTATCAAGAAGCAATCAGTAAAGGTAAATTCGTAACTAAGCGGAATATTAAAGGTGGCTCCCATGGCAAAAAGCGAAAAAAGGCGTAAGACAGAAGCGTTCATTATCCAGATGTTGGATAAGGTGGATGTGAGCGGTACCAATAGCGACTTGTACAAAAAGGTGTTCGCTAAGATGGGTGATGGGGACTTCGTTAAGCTTATCTCCAAACCATTACCTATCTATGATCCAAATGGTGGTAAGGTCAAGATAGACCACATGCGGAATATCAAAATCATGAGAGAGCTTGGGTATGAGCCTGAGCAGCACTTGTGGTTAACTGACCCCAAAACTGGGGTGATGTCTAAGACTGAGCGTAAACATCTGGTACTTAGACTACCTGTGCGTCGACAAACGCAGGATATCGATAAGAAAGCAAAGACGGCTGAACACAACCGAACGATAGACCCTACCACGGGTCAGACTGTAGGTTCGTCTAAAGGTTCTTCGTTTTCATTCCCGCAGATTTATGTCATGTATACCAAAGGGTATACCAATACCATCCAGGAGCTTATCAATGCTCGTGGTGGTAACGTTAAGGCCGGTAAAATCATTGACCGTGCTATCCGTCGTGATGGCCGTGGTAAACTCAATGAGGAAGGCACTGCGAATACAAACGTATCATCCAGTGTCAGCATCGGCAACATTTTTCGTGCAATGCACATTGACAACAATATAGGTAAATTATGAAACCTACATACTACACCGGACACACTCTATTAGATAGCGTCGCCGATTTTATCAAGCCTAACGTTCGTGCGTTATTGGGAAAAGAAAAAGGCTTGTTGGGTTTAAACCATACCATCGGTATCTTACCGCACAACCACTTCCAAACGGATTGGGTATTGCTCATCGCCGAGGGGGAAAAAGCACCTGACCATGCGTCGGAGATTTTCGACCTAATCCAGTGTGCACATTTCTACCTGACCACATTCCATGTCGATGACTTTGACCTCTTCCGAAAAAATGTCGAAGAAGTCATCAAGGATGTGAAAAGTTGTGGTTATTATGACGGCGAGCACGGTGAGCATTTTGTAGATGAATTGTACACGTACGATCTACGTATCACCGCATGTCTACTAAGCATGGTTTTTCCTTTCTTATTGGATGAGTTAACTAGCGGGGATTAGTCAATATGTCCGAGGGTGTTAAGCAAAATACGCTCATTGACTTAGACTGTCTTGTTGATACACGGTTAGGGTTATTGTTCCAACACTATCGTAATCATTATAACAAGCTGTCAGATGTTCAAATGAACGACATCATCCACCGGACACATGACACAATGTGGCAGTGGGCGTGTGTGTCGGAAGATGACTGGTGTGCCCAGTACGGTAAGCGTGATGTGGGTACCCTGAAACACAGTTTACCTACAGATATGATGATTAACTTAAAACCCATCATCATGAGTAAGTACGTTGAAGGAAAGACCAGTCCGGTACACCTCCCACTGCATTTATTCATTAACATATATCCTTATGTTTTGGATAATGAAGAATGTGAAGTGCTCGTTGATGCCATCAAAGAGTGTACGTTCGATGACTTAGATGTCGATGTCGTAAGACTGTCACCTGAATCATTGACACCGGGCAGTGTAAAAGATAGCTATCAAGTACTGTTCATGTATGAGGGGGTGAAATGGCTCGAGTTGCACAAGCAAGAGTTGTTAGATTGCAAAATGCCACGAACCATTCTCAACTTGCCTGGTTACCTCATTGATAACAAAGAAGCAATGGAAGCGGCAGAGCAGGAAAATGTCGATCCATTTGAACGTGCTAAGGTGGCGATGTCTGAATTTATAACGTTAGAGTTTTTGTCGCCTAACTTTTTCAGTTTGTATATTGGAGACAAATAAAAAAAGGGTGATTATTCACCCTTTAGTTCTTTTCTTTGTTCTTCGCGTATGCTATCAAGGTCGACAACTTCACTACCAACACCAGAGATTTCACCTGGCTTTATATCAACATCAGGCAGCCGGTTGGGATCAATGTCAAGGTGGCGCTTACTGTGGACTTCTTCGACTTCACCGTCGTAGGTTCTTCCATCACGGAGTACACCGACACAGTTGTCTTCGATTTTTGCAATGACTTCAGCTGCCATGGCATTGGTGTTTGCATTTTGTTGATCTACCTCAGTACGACGCTTACCAAATACAGATGCGTCTGAATCTTTGAGCATCTTCGCTAAGAAGTTTTTATCTTCTTTGTCTATAGGTATCGTGAATTTACCGTTAGAGTCAGTAGTTACTTCACTGACTGCTTTGATGCGTACTTGTTGTGCCCATAACAACATATCGTCATCAGACATGACATCAGGCTCTTTTTTATCCATATTAACTCCGGATTAAAAAAATGTTTAGACATATATTATTGTGGTGTATCCATCGACTGCATGCCGTTGCAATGGATAACGGTGAACGTGACAGGATGTTAAAATGTGTGCTAGCAATTGAGACATTGCAGAAGCGTCATAAGATTAACAAGACTGTAGCCAACCATAAGCGTCACAGAGCGATTAAAATAACTATGCATAGTAAGTGTGCAAGTGAGTTATTAATGTCGTTAGAATCGATTATAGAGAGCACGCAGGCAAGACCTAACGTTCGTGGGATCAAACAAGACACACTGCCGTCTTTGAGTAAAGGGACGGTCAGTGTGGATGATTGGTTAACCGATAATAATGGTAATTATTTAAATGCCGATGATGTGCTTAATCGGATCAGTGACAATTTAAAAACCATTCGTGAGTTATATCTTGATGGTGTAGATAACAGTAATTTGAAGGAGGTGTTATTCGACCACTATCAAAATAAACCCGACATCGTCTATAATGACATTGAGACAATCGTCGATGTATTATAACCTGCACTGTTAAGTGAGGATTAGAAATGAGCAAGAAAAAGCTACAAGATGCCGTAGCCAATCCCGTAGAGCAAGTGAAGCGTTCTACGAATAACTTACTGGGTCGAGTGTATTGGATACTTATCGATAAACTAGACCTTAGCATGGAGGCGATAACGTTATCGTTAAACCGATATGTGAGAGACCCGAGAAATGGGGTGGTACAAACCTCGCATAAGCGAAGTGAAAAGATTTCTAACTTAACGGGTGAGTTGACTAATCACAGTCGTATGAGTTGGAATAAATTCATCGAAGGGCTTAAAGTCATTGAGGTTACTAGGGTGCGTATAACCTTTGAAGTGTGGCGTGGTAAGCGTGATACTTACGCAAAGACTGTCATCGATCAGAAAATGTCCGACCTTGAAACCTCTGACGAAGAAAATTAAGGAGTTAACATGAAAACGCCTACGGTTAAGCCGGGCACATTCGAGTCTGATCCAAGAGACCAGCGTCGGGCAGTTGAAGATGTTTACAGTGAACCTGTATTAGAAACCCGTAACAATATTACGGGAACGTCTGAAGAAGTTGAAAGTGCCAGTAGCTACATGTCTAGCATTGACTTTGATGTCGATGCTACTATGAAATCCATTACCGAGAATGTCGGTAAAGACAGTGGTGGTCTCACGTTTGATTTTACAGAAACGCGTAAGCGGATTGAAAGCGCAATGGGTGTCCCTGGTGTGTCAGCAGATATGGATATCATGCAGAAAAAATCCGTGGCTGATGCTATTGCTGACAACTCGGGTTATAACAGTAAGGTCGTCATTGATGGCGTCTCAACTGTTATCGATAAAGACATTGACAACATGTCTGTATCGGATTTCGTAAGTACGGTTAATTCCGTATCGGGTAATAGTGAATTGGTTAAGGTCTTAGATCTTAGTGGCCAGGCGGCATTTGTAAAAGGCATGTCAGACGTTGCTATTGGTTGGGGTATTCCTGAGCTGCTAGATAAGTTGATTGACAATGTTGATGATGATACCGTTAAGCGTGAGATTAATCTAGAGAATCTGCTTAAGGTATCTAGACGTGGCGATCTTAACCAAGCTGTTCATATTGCTAGCAATCTCGGTAAATCAACGGTGTATGGTGTACACGGTGATGTCATTGAGTTATTGGTTAAGCGATATAAACGTCCTAAGAATACCAATAAGTCTGACACTGAATTGGGTGTGCAGTTGTTAGCGTTTTTCGAATGGATGAACCCTAATTGGGATAAAGACCCTTACGATACAAATATCACCTGCTTAAAATTTTACGCGTTGGCAAACCCTATAGTGACTGAGCTACTTACCCACACGGATAAGTATTGCTACAGTGCGTTAGGTTCTACTATAAACATAGAACCTCCCAAATCAACAATAAACCGAATCATACCAGAGATGGTCGGGTTTGGCGAATAAATAAGGAACAACAATGTACGAGTTAGTATACGGCGATTTGACTTTCCACGTTTGTGAAAAGACCGATAAGATCAACCATGTATTGTATAAGTCTGAGCAAATGCTGGACTTTAGTGATGAGACCGCATTTCACCCTGTCACCATTAAACCCCATCGTGATGACAACGAAGACTTTGCGGGCCTTAACTTCATTATCAACTTCACGCGCAACCAGTCTATCATCGCGCAGTTCCGTGGGGTGGATGAGAACAGTGTGGCAGCGACTGCTAGCACCATGATCAAAATGGTTGAGTCACCTGCAGTCTTTTACAAAAAGATGCACAATGTCATCTCCAAGCCCATGCGTGACCGCTACCGTTTACTGTTGTCTGAATACGGTTTAGTATTGTCGCGTGACATGGAACCTGAAAAACGTGATAAGCATACATCTGCTTTGCGTATCATTGCATCACTTGGAAGCACAGAGCATGCCGAGCTACTATCGGCCTATGAGAATGACGGTGATCTTATCAGTCTACTCGATAAGTATACGTCAGATGAACATTACCGCACACTGGCTCTTGACTTCCTTGAACTTTGTTACGGCATCGTCAATCGTGAAAAGCTCACGAATGAATGGTTAGATGCCTTCCGTCTCGGGGAAGTCATGGAGAACATGCTACCGGAGCCTAATGTAACAGTCGACGCCTACACCGCAGGTATCATTACCCGTGAACAAACAGGTCTAAACGAATCCGTGCTAGACCAAATCGATAAGGCTAAAAACAACGGCGGTTAAATATGCTTGAACTGGCCACTGGCCGTGTTCATTTGTACCGCTATGGTGTATCTGGTTTAGGGTACCTGTTCTCAGATACCACCGCTAAATCATCAAAGCCTAACACCATCGGACATGCCCTTTCACCTGATTGGGCGACGATGGTTGGCCCCTATAAGCGTGGTGAGATAGACGAATACGAATACGCGTACCGATACCTTACCATGCTGCATGAATTACCAGATACTATCTATGATGCATTAGAAGTCGCCTCCTCACAGGGGCGGCTTCGTATTATGCTGTTAGCGTGTTATTGTTCATGGCCTAAATTCTGTCATAGGCACTTAGCATGTCGGTATATTGCAGACCGTATAACCGATGCGTACTATACTGGCGAGGCCTATACCGTGGATAATTTTGAAGGGCCTCTATTATCACCACGAGACAATGAACATGAGGCCTACATGGATGCTATTTACGAAGGAGTTATTAATGAAATCTGTCACTATCGATGGCCAGATTATACACCCGTCGGGTGATGGTGTCGACCATTTAAACATATATAGTCGCAGTAAATCAGAGCTGGGTCGGTGGATGTCCAACTTCAGTGAAACGAACACATCGGCTGGACATGGGACATTTAGAACACTTGAGGGGTATTACCACTACCTTAAGATTGTGCTGAGTGTCATCGATGATGATGCAAATCCTTTAAGTCAAAAAGCTTACGATGACATTAACCAATATTTGGTTGACATCAAATCTGTTGATGGCGTGACTGCTAAAAAGCTTGGTAGCACGATGCGCACTATCTGTGAAGCCAATGAAGTGTCGGTGATGCGAAAGCCTACTGCTGAAATGGAAGAATGGTTTACAGAGGCTGTTGAGCGTAAACTCAAAGATAACCAAGCCATGCTTGACCGCTTAAGAGACATCATTGAAGATGGTGTACCTCTAACCCACTATTACGACTATGGTGATAGTGTTATCTACAAACCACATTTCAAGTGGTTGGTGGATGTTTATTACAATGCGATTAATAACATAGGAGAATAATTAATGTCAATTTCACTGTTTGGGCTAAGCGAGTATGAATATATTGACTATAAGGACTTAGTTAAACTGAGAAGCCTTGCGGCGGCATATCGCCGCAAGATACGTGAGCTAGGACGAAATAGTGGTACAGAAGAAGGGCTAGAACGTACTCGCTGTGCATACCTACGTCAACTCGAAAAGATGTATCGTAGTGTGTTGGTTAATAATGTACTTAACAGTGACCACATCGATAATACATACACAGCGCCATCTACTGCCGTAGAAGTTGATGGGGATGTCACCAAGCTGTATAATTCAAACATTCTCACCCACCACCAATTGACAGTTAATGATTTTGGTAAAGGTAAGTTGATATCTGTAGATATACCATTTAAGGTTCATGGTGTGATTGACTTTACTGTCAACCATCACAGTGATGATTATACTGGATATATCAGTGTACGGATGTTAGGTGTTTTGAATGTTAAGGGGTATTATAAAGATGCATTAAACGCCTATAAATCTGGTAGTGTATCTGCGATTGGCAGTTACTTAAAACACATCCACGAGGTTGATTGCCTTAACATCTTCGATATACCGGACATTTTCACATTTGTCGGTGAAGAAGGTTATGAAAAGATTACAGCACTGTGTGATCCGCTGTATGCCTACTTCATGATCAATGACTTCACTATCAAATATGAAGACATCGGCAAATAAAAAAGGAGGGGCGCATGCCCCTCTTTTTTTTTGTGTTACTCACCACGGTCTGGCAGTTTTGTAAATGCAGACAAACCACGTCCCACCCAGGTATTAGACAAGCTATTCGCATGTCTACCTGACATGAATGCAGACTTCCAAGATTGCTTCCACCGGTTAAGGTTGAATACTACCTTTTCGAGCGCATAAGTCATTTGGTGTAAAGACGCACCTCCAATCGTTGCCATGTAATCGGTGTATTTGTTATCATCGTCAAAGATACTTGGATCGCGTATAATCGGCATGTGCATCGCACGCGACAAATCTCTGACGGTAATGGTCATCTCTGCCGCCAGCATCTTACCGTCCGGACGCCAACCCATATTACCTGTACCTCGAGTAAGCTGTATACTCTCAATGATACCTGTACGAATTGCCATTCTTCCTTGGAAATAACACTCACACAACAACGGTGAGTTGTATGTTTGCTTACCTGTAGACATCGGTAACGCGCCTGCCAATCCTAATATAATTGGAAGGGTAATGTCTTGGAAGCGTGACAAGTCGTTTCCATAGGGGCCACCTAACGGAATTGTAAAAGACTCTGTGGCTGTTTCTGCTGTTGACGACTCATACACATCTTGGATATCTACATAGGAGCTTCCGTATATCGCCGCAAGTCCAGATATGTTGAGTGTCGACAATGCACCACCCATGAAATCTTTTATCCCTGTTGTGATGGAGTCGATGAGATCAAAGCCAGTCTTACCACCAGATGTGGATGCATCAATCGACCGAGCTGTCGCTGACATACTGTTTAACTTCTCAGCAATCTCCGGTTGTTTGGTGGTATTACTGAATGAGTCAGAGACAGAGTTGTTACCATTCACTCTGAATGTCACCCACTGGCCACCATCTCTAAGTTCAGAGCCTAACGTATCACCCACGTCTTTAAAGTAGTTAAACATTGGGCCAAAGAAGCCAAAAATATCTTGATCTTCAGTAGGTTTACCATCTTGTTGTTTACTTGCCTCCGACACTTTAGCAGAGATTTGCTCATCGGTAATACCCTCAGCCGACATCCCTTTGCTGAACTTTTCTTTCAATGCCTTATGCACATCAGCCTGCGCACGCTCTTCTGAGTCACTAACACGGTATGCTGGGTTAGACGCATACGCTTGAATGACATGATGAAGAGACATTTCCTTTTCATCTATCTGCTGCTCCATGATAGATGTGTTTTTTGCCTGATTGATGTACTCATTCAGCATCCCTTGGAATTGCTCTTCGTTTGCTGAATTGCTATATAAGGATTCAAGTGTTTTGGCTTGATAGTTTGCAAGGATTTGGAAGCGGTTAATTGCACGGAATAGATCAAACTTACCGCTTGATTTCCATATATCTGGAAGCATGCTATACACTTGCTCCATGTCTACCTTGCTTCCTTCCTCGCCTACTTCATTGTACCGGTCCTGACTAAACGGTTCCCACATGGGTAGCAGTTCTGCATACATCAATTGGGTATCTGCCATCGCCTGTGCAGATTGTAAGTATAAGTTCATTGCAGGTTTGAGGTAAAAATACCTCGAGGTCTTTTTAGATGCAATATAACCAAGCACCTTAGAGGATACCAGAAAGGGGATGATGACTGCTGCAGGCAGTGCCACAAACATCGCTGAAATACCTGCTATTTTACCTGCACCGCGCATCAATGACGTATACTCACCACGCTTTGCTAGTATCGCCGCATCACGACTATACATGTTTGCAAAGAAAGGTACTGTCCCGGAGTATTTAGGGACACCCCACCGAAAGTGGACATACTGAGCGACATCATCATAGTTCTCTGAATAATCTCTACCTTGCCTGAAGCTACCCGCATTATCTTCAACAGCAAAGCCCTCACTTACATCGATTTGATCTTTTATATCTGGATTGTCCCTTGACAATAGACCCGTCGCCTTAATGTCAGCAAAACGAGTAAATTGGTAGGGTGGGTTGATGGCTTCATTACCACCGATGGTTGAATCTGCAAATTTAAAATCTGCAGTCGATTTTGGCGACCCACCAAAACTACTCCGACCGCGTTGGGATTTTGCGAGGCCAAACATGCCTCTCACCCATTGTTTGTCGAATGTTCTATTTACAGCCATGTGTTAACTCCTAATCAAAAAAGACAAAGCGGGTCTAGATGACCCGCCCCATCTCCTTTTTACTATGCACGCCGTTTACGTGACAACGATACTGGCCCTTTTGAATGGTTGATTTCATATTTATTTTTTGCCAACTGTGAGCGTTCAGCTTGCTGCTCACGCATGAGTTGTTCACGAGATACACCCTCTTCAGGTACATTCGTTTGCAACTCTTTCATGTGGCTCAATGTCAATGAAATCTCCTTTAGCACTTCGAGTTGTTTACTCAGGTACTGATTAGAGACACGTCCCTCTTCAAGATGTGCACCGGCAACGGATGCCCGCTCTCCTTCCAATTGACGTTCAGTCTCTTTGATCTTATCATCTACCTGACGTTGTGCTTCCCGCGTGTACGTCTCTAAACTGACATTACTCTGGGACGCTGCGGCAGTGACTTGTTTCTTCACTGTTTCATCCACATTCCTAGAAGCTTCCATATCAGAACGAGAGTACGTCGGTTTGTTTTCCATCGCTTTGTTAACAGAAGACTTATTAGTAAGGTCTTTTGCTAATTTCTGCGTGGCCACACGACTACGGTCTTCCTCGGGATTGATTTTTGCAACAGTACGATCATCATCTTTAACCACTGGAGTGAAATCGGGTTCCGCGTCAGTGTATTGTGAAACGTAACTGAATTTAGACGACGCTTTACGTGTGAGCTTCTCATGCACTTCACGGTAGCTGATCGGTCTACCACGGCCTGTGAAGATAGCAGGATTCGCTGCTGCCGCTTGCGTAAAGTCCTCTGCTGCAATCGCGTCAGGGCGACTATACAGGTTAGACAAGAACTTAGACGCACCGCCATGTCCCAGGAAGTGTGCCAAATACAAATCAGCCGGGCCGGGCTTAACTCCCGTAGGCAATGAACCTTTAATGGATTGTGCACCACTGCGTAAGTACTCTGCACCCATCAGTGCGTTAGCAACTGGATCATAGGGGCTGGCATCTTTAGGTATGCCGTACTTATTACCGTGCTTCTCCAGCGTCTCATTCCATGTGGAATTGATAAACTGGTAGAGGCCTTTTGCTGAGCTTGTACTTGCCCCAGCTTTAGGGTTCAATGATGACTCCATCATGGCCACAGTTAACAAGAGCGATTCATCCACACCTGTAGACTGACTGACACGTTTTATCATCTCAGCCACAGAACCACGATCATTCCCTTCAAGCTTTATTTTACCATAAGCACTATCGGGGTCTGTCGCCTCCTTACTGATATCCCCCATGGGTATATTCGAGTCAGGTGTGTAACTATCATTGGCACTGTTCGTACCTTGATACTTACTGAGGATGTCGTTTGCTAACGAAGTACGTCCCTTAGGACGAGGTGGCCTTTTCGGTTTCTTCGTTGGCTTGTTACTGGTATCATTGGCTGACGCATCCGTATCAGTTGCCTTTTGTTCACTTGCCTCAGCCTGCTTTAGCAGTTTACGGAGGAACTTAAGATTATCTTCAACAGTTGATGGATCGTCATTTAACTGTGAGATATCCGGCCAAGGTGAATGTCTAACACTCCACACTGACACAAACTCACTACGTACACGTATCTTCTTATTCACCATGCCATTAGCTACATGAATAGCCCACGGTGAGGATGAAGACACATTGACCAACAATACGTTCGCTTGTGGCGAATACCGTTTCAGTTGTGTTAGGTACTCTACAAATACGGGTAAGAAACGATTCTTAAACCACGAAGACCACACATTATACTGTTCGATATTCTTAGCACTCATGCCAAAATTAGACATGTGTGTTTTTGCCATGTCGCTCACTTTGGTCTGTACACGGAACCCTTTTCCAGAGAAGCTTGTGTTCTTAACAATGGCTTCTTCAAGATCCCATAGCGCTTGGATTTTATCAACATCTAATGATTCCAAACCATACGTACGCACCCTTACCGCTTCAAGTGCCGTCAAGTCATTCGCTGACCTCACCTTACGCGTTTTGGGTTCACCCTTAACAAGCTCAACTTCACCCTCTTTACCATCATCCCCAGTTTTGAGTTTACCATCCACACCAATACGTTTAGGTTTAGGTGCATCAGAACCAGGACGTGATGATTTAGGTTTATCTGCATCGCTTTCGGTTTCTTCCGTTGCGGTTGTATCCTCTCCTTTGTATTCCTTGACGAGCTCTTCAATCTCTTTGCGTGATTTAGGCTCAACCTCTTCTTTAATCTCCTTACCTGTCATTAGTTCACCTTGGAACCAATCGTCAAGCTCAAATGGAGACGTTAACACTTCAAAGCTTGGGTGGTCTGCAGGTAATACACACCCCTCCAAAATCTTTTTCATGTTCTTAGGTTGGACTTTCTTGATATTATCAAGTTCACCCAAAGACACTTCAGCGGCATGTTGTTGGGCACGTGTTGCCCATAATAGATACACTTGCATATAACGGCGATAGAGCCAGACTTTAAATGACTCAACTTGTTCACCATCTGATGTGTCGACACCAAACAGTTTTGCAATCGAAGTCATCTTATCTTCATCAATGCCCTTAACCGTTGCGATGCCTTTTGAATCATAGCTTGTATGTTTGGCCATAATAGACTCTAACTTAACAAGCTTTTCAACTTCATCATCATCGGGGTCATCGTACTCATGCGTACCATATTGCGCCATACGTAAGCGGGCAAGTGGGCCAAGCTCATCGCTTGTGAAGTACATGTATGCACCAACACCAACCGCAGCTGCACCAATAGCCAACCATGCAGGTGCTGACAATAGACCCAATGCGCCAACAGCAGCACCACGGACAGCAGTCCACATACCCTGCCTTGCAATGAAACCTCCGGCCGTTCTTAGACCAGTGCCCATCCTAGACATAAAGCTCGCCTTAGAGGCGGCATTAGCGGCACTTGTAGCGGCTTTCTTACCACTGAATGGGTTGAGTTTACTTAGCAGTGAACCAATCATCCCGTCAGCTTTAAATGCGCCTGAGATTTTAGCGAGTATGCCCGTCCCAATTGCACCGCCTAAGAGACCACTGATTTTGTCTATTGCGCCTGAGCCTAAACCAAAGATCTTGGATAGTGCATCACTGCCTTTCTCTTTGGCTTTACCTGCCGCTTCTTTGATCTTTTCTTTACGTGCTTTACGTTTCCTTTCTTTCTCCGCTGCCTTTTCCTTGGCACGTTCAGCACGTTTTTGACGGATATCACGATAACTGTTATCGCGGATACCATCCCCATCAAAGTCCTCAGCATCCTCTTCAGGCTCTTCACTTTTGGTATCATCAGCTGACACATCGTCTTCTGCGATTATCTCCTCACCGTCAGTGGCATCGTTATCACCCACACCAAACTGGTCACTAAGTAATACTCGGATTTCCTCCAACTTGGCAACCACATCACTGTCTTTCTTAGTGATACCTAACTTGTCAAGGAATCGGGCGGCGATATCCGCAATGGAATCTACGCCTTTACCGAGCATTGACTTCGTCCAGTCGACCATCCCAGTGAAGCCTTTCTTTATACTAGACAGTCCCCGTTTTCCATAATCCCAAGCAGCACTACCTACCGCTTTTACCTTTTGGAATGTGGACTTAAACGGTTCGCCATTAGCATCAACCAATTCAAAGTCAGGGTTATCAAACTCACCGTAGTCAATGACCCACTCTTTGTGTTTGGTAATGACTGGCCCTTTAATATCACCTGGCCCTTTGATGACTTTACCGGATGTCACATCAATGTAATGCCCACGATCAATAAGGAATGCTTTTAGTCGAGGCTCATCTTCCCCTTTGACATAGATACTTTCTGTTGGGAAGATCTCTTTGATTAACTTACTCCCCCCCTCCTTGATAGATTTCAGTACACGTGAAGGTAACGTAACAACCGTTCTGGCTAACTTACCAGACAGCTTACCGAGACGTTGGCCCAGCGACTTCATCCCCGATTTGGTGTAGTAGGTAAAGCCATCAATTTTGTTGGCGATCTCTTCTGTGCTAAGGAGCATCTCGCCATGCTCATCGTAGACCGCCCCATCGATATCATCGATGCTTTTTATCTGCTTACCCTCTTTGTTGTAATACTTACCCAACTTCATCAGACGACCACTTAATACTAAGTTACCGTCCTCATCGTAGATGTTGGCCGTATCTGTTAAACCTTTCCACCCACTCTTAACAACATCCTTGGCTTGTCCTATCGAGTCAGTGGCAAACTTCTTGACACTCTCAAAGGTGGGGAGTTTACTTTTAATACGGTTGACGGTATTACCAACAAAGTTTTTGGCTCGTCCGTAAGCTTGACTTACATGTTCACCAAATTTGCCGAAATAGCCCGCACGCTCTTTACGGTCGCCATCAGACAGGTCAGCGGATTCGAATGACGGTACACCATTAACAGCCATATCTTCTAAGATACCGATAATGTTTTGCATCTCAGGTCTAAGGTTGTTTTCTTCTAGCTGCTTAAGCACAGCATTGGTCAAACGTTCCTTTTCCTTTTCTGCATTTTCACTACCTGCATTCGTACCTATATTCTCCAGTATGGTTTCAAGTCTCCTCTCATCACCGAAGAATGTATCTCGGACACCCGTAACCACCTCTTCACCCAACATGCTTAACGTGTTGCGCATCTCGTAGGTGTCTAACGCAATCGAGGTGATGTCTTCATCTGTCTGCTTATTCAATACAGCCGTGATGTGTTCAGGTGCGGGTGAACCACCCCCTGTTGGGCCAGGACCACCTGATGGTGGGGTAGGGCTAGGGGGTGGTGTATTTGGACCGTCAGGTGGTGGGTTGTTACCCGAGGCAGCGTCAATGACACTTTCCACCTTTTCTCTTGGAGATAGATAGTCGTAGCTACTCAAGAGATCTTTATTCATCCTTAAGTATTCACCATCACGGTCAAAGACCCCAGCACGTGCCACCGCTGCACCACTGTACTGGTTCTCCATCTCAGTCACTTTCTCTTGTGCTGAGCCAATACGTCTGCGTATCCCAGAAAGTCGGTCAGATACTAAGGCATTGATTTTCGCTTCCTGTGTCTTGTCATCACTGATGTCTCTGAACATTTTGTTAAGTTCAAAGATATCGTCGATGTTCGCATCTTTAGAATAAGCGTCTTGGTTCTCCGCTAAATTCTTAACATTGAACTGTTTGACATTACGAATATGATCATCTAACGTCCTGCCTAATGACTCACGTTGAGATTCTGTCAGGTCACCCTTGGTGTCAATTTCATTGATGACCGAATCAATACCCTGACGAACAGACTCTTTAGTCTCAGGATCTTCAATAAAGTCACGGATGCGGCTGTCAATTTCATCCTTGTCTACAAACGACATCGTGTTGTAGTCAAACGTTTCGTTGACTGGACCCTTACCGTTACCCTCCATGATGGCACTATAGATGCGTGACAACCACTCTGGGATGACATCGTTAAGTGTCACGTCACTGCGACGTGTCCATGCAGAGGCTTCTGACAGTTCCGTGACAGTCGTATTTGAAAGTTCTGCACTATCACCGCCATATCTCGGTAGTATGGAGGTGAGTAAGTTAAGCAGCGGGTTTTCTGAGTTCCGGCCTGTAGCTGCATCATTCAAATACTCTGGGAGTGTGGTTAACCGATAACGGAGTTTAGCACCAAGTTTGGCGACCTCTGGATGTTCTTCCCCCTTTTCTTTAAGCATCTTCTGATACTTTTTGATCATCGGCGCTAGATATTTATCGGTAAGGTAATCCCCCGCCATACCTGCAGCAGATTGAATATACTCACCACGTTGCTGGGCATCCGTTTTTTCCACATCAGGTTCATTTTCCATTTCCTGAATCATGGAGTCTGCACCCATCTCAACCATACTTAGGTTAGAGCGTACTTTATCCCCTAGACCCGATATGGCCTTTTTAGCATTCTCACCGAGATTACTTATATAGCTCCTTGCAAACTCGGCAGGTGAGGCATTACGGATGATCTCCCGTTTCATCAATGCTGATGTTATCTCACCAAACTGCTCTTTGGCATAATCAGGCAGCGCGGTATTCTTTACGATAGAGTCCATCGCTGGGATGATCTTATCCATCGATTCCTTTAGGGCACTTAGCGTATCAACCTGAACGTAATACTGTCGCCAGCTAACTTCGAGCATTTTTCTGCGGTATTTGTCGGTCACCCGATTATATGAAACAATGTTCGCCAGGTCACCTCTAATGCCGGATACAAGCTTATTCATGCCGTCTTGACGGACAGCATCAGCAGCAGTCTCAATGTCGGATTGCACCTTCTCTTCTATCTGCTGCTCTTTGTCTTCTTCACGCTGCTCTTGTGACGCCTGAAACGTATCAGACAGCATGGCTTGTAAACCAGCTTCTCTAGGATCTTCCGTATTACGGTAGCTCCCAGACATACTGTCATCATCACTTGCCCATTGATCTACTTTTTCAGAAAAACGACTTGGCAAGTAACGTTTGACCAGCGGCATACTCTGCTTGGTAATCCGCTTGAGGTCACGTTTAGTTTCTTTTAACTGGTCAGCCGCTTCACGGTATACCTCACGACCCTCAGACGCAACTGTATCATATGCATCCGACGCTACTGTATAATCCTCAGGCAAAGAATCAAGTATGAGTCGTTTACGTTTATTTCGATCGCCTGCAATCTTTTTTGCGGCACTTGTAGCGGCAGTAACCGGAGCACTTGCAATGGCTTCACGGTCAGTCGGTATTTTTGGGGCCGGGGGATCGAAATCTAGATCGAGGTCTAACTCGTCATCTAGATCCCAATCATCTAAATCTACTTTTTCTTCAGCCATTTTAACCTCGGATATTCTTTTATGTATGAATTAAATACACCCACACTCGTTGCTACTGAAGCGTATAACGGTGATAATAAAGGACCGTCACAGAACTGGATAAGTTTTGAACTGCTCAACGTCAACCAAAATGAAATAAAGCGTTTACGTCCAGTTACGGCATTGGACACCTATGTAGGTGCAACAAAAAACCTCCACCCTGATGGTTTATACTCCACTGAAACATTTGGCATTTTAGGGTCAGATGAAAGGTTTAATAAATTCGGTTATATTGATCTAGGTATCGAAATAATCTCTCCCGTTGTCGCCCATGCACTGTTTGACCTTAAACGTCTGTATAAAGAAATACTGAGCAGTTCACGTCATGCAGTATGGGATGCTGAAGAATGTGACTTCTTTCCAGCCTCCCCTGAAGACGACGGTGCCAGCACGGGGTACAGTTTTTTCATGGCCCATTACCATGAACTAAAACCTAAATCAACTGACAGTCTCATCCGACAACAGAACATCGATGTCTTTAATGCGTTCCGTGATATCGCCATGAGTCGGTATGTGCTTGTATTACCTGCTGGGTATCGCGAAATCGAAATAAAAGACGCAGCAACAGGTGGCGGTAAAGAGCAGGAAGATGACATCAACCCGATGTACCGAAAACTCATCACTACCTCCAAATCGATCCCGCCACGCAGTGCTGGCAAAAATAGCCCACTATTAGACTCAGTACGCTGGAACTTACAAAAAGCATTCATCGATATTTACGAGTACCTATTTACAGGACTAGACGGCAAACAAGGCCGGATTCGCGGTAAGTGGACAAAACGTAACATCCAAAACGGTACACGTAACGTTATAAGCTCAATGGATGCATCGAGTGAGGTCATGGGTCGTGAAGATGCCATGCGACCGACCGACACTGAGATGGGTCTTTATCAGGGCATCAAGTCACTGCTCCCTGTAGCCATCCATGCAATACGTACAAGATATTTACCTGAAGTTGATGCAGGGAATGGGTCACTATACCTCATCGATCCTAAAACGTTAAAACGTGAAATGGTGAGCGTTAAACCTGAAAGTTATGATTTGGTTACTACCGATGAGGGCATCGAAGAACTCATCAACAAATTCAAAGTCAGGGACAAACGCCATAAACCATTCACCATCGAAGGTAAGTATGTTGCACTTATCTATGATGACGGTGAGTATTTCAAAGTCTTCTACGATATCAGCGAGCTGCCTGAGGATAAGGATAAGAAATATGTCAGTGGTATCACTATCACTGAACTTCTCTATCTCAGTGGCTATGATAAGTGGAACGATTACTTTACTATTGTAACGCGCTACCCTGTCACCGGTGAGGGTAGTACTTATTCGTCAACTATAAGATTGACGACTACATCTACATCAAGCATGCGGTATGAGTTACTGGATGATTGGAAGAGTCAATATGACAAACCCGCCATCAGTTTCCCAGATAAGAGTAACGATGAGTTTGTCACCAGCATGGCACCACACCCGAGTCGATTAGAGGCACTCGGAGCTGACTTCGATGGCGATACGGCATCAGGTGATTCACCATATACCGTGGATGCCCTTGAAGAGAACAAGAAGATGATTAACAGTGTTTCATATTGGCTAAGCCCCAATGGTGAACTTAACCTCGATGTTGGCGTTGAGACAATTGAACGTGTTGCCACTATGCTATTAAAAGATTAAGGTCGAATTATGTTATTACTTAAACAGTTTAACCGCAAGAATACCATTCGTCGTGTTGAACAATACGGCAACCCAAAAGTATCGAAATTTGCAGAGCTAGAGCTGCCTAAAGGTAGTATTCTCCACTATGTACCTATGCACGGTTATACTGAACTGGCACCGGCACAAACCATGCCAATGTTTGAGAATGCGCCTAAAGCGGTTCAGGTAAACCACATCACTGAAATGGAGATGCATGGTACCATAGGTCGACCACGTCGTGATAATACAGGTGTTGACCGTGAAATCATCCGTTATCACCGCATTAATAAGAAGATGCGTCGGATGCACAAAGAAACATTGGTGGAGCGAGACGACCGTACACTCTTGGTTGAGAACTATGCACCGTTAGGTAAAGCATACCGTTATCCACAGACGCTGACATCTTTCTACGACCGTTGGCATAACCTGACATTGACGATGATGCGTCAAATTACACGCGATGCTAATAAGTATAGCCGTCAGAACTATTTTATCATTGACCTTGCGGACTTCTTACCCTCTCGGACTAAGTTTGATTCGGCTACACGTCGACGTGATGCCAGTTCGCTAGAGGCCTTTACTGAGCCAGCCAATTTGTTCTTGTTAGACATCTGGACATGGTTAGGTAAGTATCGTGATAAATCATTGTTGTCGTGGATTGATTCACCTTTACTTAGCAAGGTCAATATCATTATTCAGTACAATGGTAAGTTCGTTAACTTAAACTTGGGCGAGTTAGACTTTTGGCGTGACGGTGAAGAAGACAAGGGCCGTATTAAGCCAAGAGATATGCAGTACCGTTTTTATGAAACGATCATTACTTTAGCAAAAGCCACTATACCAGAAGAAGAGGGTGGGGAAGAAGCTGAAGAAGAGACGGCACTTGTCCAAGTTGATCGTAGTGATGTTGACGAAGACCCAGGTGAAATCGACTTTGACGCAGATGTTGAAGACACATTCGATCCGTCACAGTCAGCTGTTGAAGATGACGAAGACTTCGAAATCCTCGCCACGGAAGACACAACAACTGAGAGCAGTCTCGATGAGGGAATTGCTGTTGATGAAGGTGTTGATGTGGCCTGTCAAAAATACATTGATGCCGGTGTGTTGACCACGAAAGAATATCAACGTATGCAAAACCTATCTGCTAAATACAAAGATATCCCTAACCCATTCGGCGAGGGTACATTAGCAGACATGGTTGAGGTCACGCCTGAAGAAGTCAAATTAGAGGAGACACAGCTGTTTGAAGATGACACTGTCATTGATCAATCTATTTTGAAGTCAACGACGGTAGGCTTCAATAAGAAGTACACGGAAAATGTCTTACCAAAAGATATTGTTTCTAGCGTTGTCTCCTTACAGCGTGCTGGTGTTGCTATCGATGATTACAAAGTTGACACTGTTGTCGATGCGGCCAATAAACATTTGGTGCACTCGTTACGTCTTATCCCTGTCAAGGGTCGACCCACGACTGTCCGATTTACTACACCGCTGGTTGACGAAGATGGTTGTTGGGTAGCCAATGACGTTAAGACGACCATGAAGAAGCAACGTGTCGATATACCTATTAGGAAGACTGGGCCGGACACGGTGGCACTCACCACGTTCTACGGTAAGAACTTCATTCGTCGCTGTGAAAAAGCAACCTACAATCGAACACGTTGGGTTACCAACCAGATTGTAAGTGCAGGTATCAATGACGACATCGCTATCAATGATGTGAAGACGGGTAATGTTTTCAATCCAGCGGTGTATGCGCCAAGGGACTACACCACAGTGGCCAGTCGTGTGAGTAGTTTCCGAAGTGGTCGGTATATCTATTACTTTAATATTGACAAGGTGGATGAAAACTTTGGTGCGGATGTCGTTAAGAAACTGCGCAAGCAAAAGTTAACACCGGTTGCTATTTCTAAGAACGATGTATTCGCAATGGATGAATATTCGATGATGTATCGAGTAATGGATACTGGCATTGAACAGATTGGCACGTTGCTTGAAGTGATTGGTATTCCAACTGAGAAAGAGCCGCGTGAATACGTCGAGTTATCCATGATGGGGGATAACATACCGCTAGGTGTTATCATGGCTTACTATATTGGTCTTGAGCCGTTATTGAAACAACTCAACGTGGACTACACCACGTTAGAGGCCAATGAGCGTGTACCTAAAGGTTCCGGTGACTTAACCATCAAGATGAAGGATGCGAAGTACGTTATCAACTATGATAACCATCAGCAAGCCACCATCTTGAACGGGTTCATCCCCTATCTTAAAATCATGCGTGACTTCACACAACGTGACTTCGATAAACGGGATGTGTACCTGAATATCATCCAAAAGGATGGTCTGGGTATTCGTTACCTCAATGAGTTAGATCTGATGGAAGCGTTATACGTTGACCCTATCAGTGAGCGTATCTTACAAGGTATGGGTGAACCCACACACTTCAAAGGTCTGATTCGTCGCGCCAATGAGATGTTAGCCAACGATATGCACAAAGATGAGGTGGATTTATCTGAGCAACACTTTTATGGACATCAACGTATTGCCGGGGCAGTTTATACGACCATGGTACGCGGCTTACGTAATTACAACAACAAGCCTGGCAGTAACAAGAAAATTGATATCCCTAATAGCGAAGTATGGCGAGCAATCAGTGAGGATGCGACAACCATGCCTGCGGCAGGGGCTAACCCCATCCAATCTGTAAAAGAAAACGATGTGACGACATTCGGTGGTACGGGTGGTCGCTCTAATCGTTCGCTCGTTAAACGTACACGTCGTTATGATAAGTCTAATTTGGGCATTGTCTCTGGCGATACGGCAGACAGTGGTGATGCTGGTGCGGTTGCTCAGCTATCACTCAATCCTAAAATCACATCGTTGGATGGTATGGTTGAAACCAATGATGTTAAAGCTTTAGAGCCTGCCAATGTGTACTCACTGCCCGTGATGCTTGCACCCGGTGCAATGTATGATGATGATAAGCGTAAAAACTTTATCGGAATACAACATGGCTCAGCCACTGCAGCAGATGGATACGTTGCCCCATCTTACCGTACTGGTGTGGAGAAGATTGTTGCACACCGCACAAATAGCGAGAATGCCTCCATCGCAGAAGCCGAAGGTACGGTTAAAGAGGTGAGTGAATTCGGCATTACGGTGGAATACAACACTGACCCAGTTAAGACTGAGACATACCAACTCGGTCGGTTGTATGGTAAATACGAAGGGGGTGTGTATCCAAACCAAAAGGTGGCTAACTTCAAGGCGGGTGACAAGTTCAGTAAGGGTGCAGTACTTGCATACAACGATAAGTTCTTTGTCCCTGATGAGTTTAACCCTGAGCAGGTCAATTGGAAATTAGGTGTATATGCCACAGTTGCACTGCTTGAAGGTGTTGATACGCTGGAGGATTCCAGTGCAATCAGTAAAAACCTATCAGTTGCCTTGACGTCTGAAACTACCAAGATAAAAAACATCACAGTTGGTTTTAACCAAGCTGTGCATGACTTGGTTAAGATGGGCAGTTACCTAGAGTCGGATGATGAGCTTTGTGTGATTGAAAACGAACTCACTGCGGGTGATGATAAATTCAACGATGAGTCGCTAGATACATTGCGGAAGATATCGTCGCAGGTACCACGATCTTCTAGTGGTGGTCGCGTAGAGCGTATTGAAGTTTTCTATAATGGGGATATTGAAGACATGTCGCCATCTATTGCTGAGATAGCAAAAGCGGGTGATCGCCGACGTAAGCGTGAGGCTAAACATAGTCAAGGTCTTAACGCTGAGACGGGTAGAATTGACTCGACCTTTAAGGTTGATGGTAATCCTGTAGAAATGGACACTATGGTGATCCGTGTTTACACCACCAAGAAAACACCGGCTATTGGCGGCGATAAAGCTGTTTTTGCTAACCAAATGAAAACAACTTTCCGTCGTGTGATGACTGGCGTTAACCGTACAGATGGCGGTTTGGAATTAGACGCCATCTTCGGTCGTGTCTCCATCGACAACCGTATCGTACTCAGCGTGTATCGTATCGGTACGACTGTACTGCTGTGTGAACTTATTTCTGAAAAAGCACGTGAAATCTACGGGTTAGATGAAGCGGCTTAATGATGTGGTGGGTCGCTCCCACCACTATTAACTGAAACTCTGGAGTGTAACGTTATGAATAATGACATGCCTATGGCAATTAAACGCCGTAATGAGGTGGCGTTGGCTAATGCCACAGAAGTGGGCACACGGGCTATCTTGAAAGTATTGGGTGGTAGTTGTTCTAAAACTATCTCTGGTCAAAGCATCGATCGCGCCACTGCATCCGATGCGATTGCAGCCCGTATCAATAACAAAGTCGATGACGCATTGCGAGGTCTGAAATGATTTATACGAGTTCTTTTAATGCGACGTTAGTCATCGCTGAACGTCTGCAGGCGGCGAATGTGTCAATCACCGCGCACCCGTCATCTATCATCGGTAATATGGAAGATGTGGCCTACAGCCCCATCATCGATCAGTACCAAGGTAATGACTTCATTGGCGATTATCAAACATCAATCAGTCGTGTCCCTGGACTAGGCCAAAGTGGTGGGTATGAGTTGAACAATGACGGTGAAGTAGAGATGCTTTTCCGCAATTCATTGTACTCATCCTCTGCAGATGAAGCCTCCGACATTATCGCTGATTCTGTCAAACGCGCCTTAAACAAAGCACGTAATGTGGTTAGTCCAATCATCCGCACATCTATTGATTTGGTTAACAGCTATGTTCGTGTTGCAGAAACATCACGCGAACCGTACGATATCAACGATATCAATACACCTAAGCTGTGGGAAATGCCTATCGTCATCTCGACGTTGGAAAAATACCAGTCTAAGGTGAGTACACTACGTCAAGGTGAACTTCCAACCATCCCACTGCCAGAAGGTCTTGAAGAAGCACTCACTACAGGGACATCTGATTTGGATGAGGCGTTTTCCATCTGTTTAAGCCAGACTGGGATGACCATTGGTGATGTATGGGATGAGGTTTTTGGCGGTAAGCCACGCATTCCGTCTGTAACGTCTCCTATTTATCTTAACCGCAATAAGACACTCATCAAGTTCCTGATGTGTTCTATTTTGCAAAGCGCACCATTACCTGGCGTTAAACTGTCTAAGCTCCAATGGGAGTCGGCGATGGTTAAGGCGACTAACCTGTTCGGTGAAGCTTCTCGTTTCTTACTGGAAGAGATTGAAAATAACCGTAAAAACCGTATGTTAGTCTATGATATCGACCATGCCCAAAAAGTTATTTATGTCAATGGTGACATTTACGACGAGTGGTTAGATGCTGGTGGTAAGCCGGAAATCCTTATCGGTGCAGCATTGCAAGCGACTGTAAAACCAACGTCTTACTCTTATCAGGTGATGTTGGATAACGCTAGTCAGTATATGCGTTCGTGGACAAATTACCACGCGTCTATGCGTTCTAAAGATGAGTCTAAGCGTTTGGCTAACTTTAAAGATGGTCTGTACAATGCGTTGGTACGTGCCATTGATAACACTGACCATGATCACTTTGAAAACAACGTCACCAGTCAAGTGCTTAAAGAGCGAGCTGCGCAGTACACCAACGGTATCACATCAAGCAGCTTAATCACCATGGAGACTGCGGTTGTTGATGGTGTTTGTGATGTATTATTCCCACACACGCCTGCAAAAGACATCCTGAAAAATATTGGCAAGTATGTTGATGAAGGGTATGCGCCTGAAGAAAGTGCTACCTTGGTCATGGTGGACTACATTGCTACATGGATTGCGGACAATATGTTGATCTCAAGAGCATAGGGGATTTATGGATATCAAGAAGTTAGTGCGCCGACCAGAGGCGGTGCATGAGACACTCGTGAATAAAGACCATCAACTCATCACCAAGACAGGGTGTAAGATTCTTGTACCTGAAGGTTATGTAGGTAAAGGTCTGGCATCTATTTCTTCGGAAGTCACCACGATTGGTATTTGGATGATGGTCATCAACGACAAGCATTATGCCGTCTCTATTGCAACTTCTATGATGAACCTGACCCCATCCTCTATTGAGATGGATACGATTGAAGAGGAGGACTTTTACGTCCTCCATTTCGACCCTGGCAGTGTAGTCATTCGAAATACCGAATTGGTTAAAGATAAGAAAATCGTTAACTACATCATGGACTACTTCACTGACTATGGGCACAGTCCGTGGTTCATTAATTATATCGACCACTCAGAACTATTCGTGGAGTGTCGAGGTTTCAATGACATCACCTTGGTAGAAAGTCAGGCCATGCTAGACATTGTTACGGCACATATCTCACGTGACCCTAACGACATCAAGCAATACTACCGCCATACTCTCAAAGATAAGGCGGATATACATAAAAGGCCATTACTGCTACCTTTGCGTGATATTGCCAATAACACCACGTCTAACTTAGCAAGGTTAAACGGCTCGGAAATGAAGCGTTCCATTAAAGCGTCCTTGACCAATGAACCAGTACGCGAAGAGCCGCTTGAAACAATTATTGCAAGGTAAAGAAAATGAAAAAGTTAAAATATTCTTGTACGGCACTCGTCGGTACAAATAAAAAAGGGATATTGGAACCTGATGAGCATGGGTATTATTATCTGTGCTTAGGTGCGATGAATATCCACAATTCTCAAGGTATCTGGTATGACTGGGAAACCAGTAAATCTATCTTGGGTCGTTCGGCGACGTTCCGGCGTAAGGCTGAAAAAGCTGCACTGATGAGCGAAGAAGAACATCCTGATTGGGAAGCGGGATGGAGTCTTGAACAATATATTAGTCGCATCCGCATATTCGATAAAGATCGTGTTTGTGCCTTTATCCGTGATGTTGAGATTGTTCAAGGCGAGAAAGTCGGCGGTGGAAAACACCGCATGTACTTTTACGCATGGGTTAAACCGTGGGGTGCACGTGGTGAACATCTTAAAGCTGCATTAGATGATCCCCATCAAAATGTTTACTTTAGCCTCCGTGCGCTTTGTGATGATAACTGGGTCGGTGGACAGTGTGTTCGTACACTTGTTGAGTTCGTTACCTTTGACTGGGTGTCTGAAGGTGGGCTCCACGTTGCGAGCAAATACCACAGTCCTGCGCTTGAATCGCACGATATTGATGTACCGGTCAGTGTACTTCAAAATATCGTTGATAAACGTGGTTCGGAGACTCAGTGTATCGGTCTAGAGAGCGAAGACTATGACAACATCCAGCGTGTCATTGACTATGCCAAAAATAGCGAGCAGGGTGTTGTTAGTAAGCCTAAATTTTTGAAATGGTAGTTAGGGGGCAGTTTTGGGAAAAATACATAAGTACCTTGATATGCTTCCGAGTGGGATAAGTCGTGATATAAAAGTAGTGGGTAGTGATACCGACTTTTTACATATCTCGAATGATCCCAACATCAAAAAGATGACACCGCGAATCGGCCATCGTCAACTGCTTTCAGAAGATCGTACCATACCACGTGTGTCTGGATGTGCTGACTTAAAAGGCTGCATCTATGGCCACTCAATGGTATACGCGTCATCTATTGATGGCGTGGATAAAGAAAAAGAGAAAGATTCTGATAAGACATTCTGGTATACAATCTACCGCATTACTGGGTATGAATTCGTTAAGCCGGGTAAACGTTTGCTACCTGATACTCACATGACGGACGAGTTATGGTTAATTGGGTATACGCCAGAAGCTTACGACATCAAACCTGTTAAGGTAGGTATGCTCTTACCAGTAAGGTCTATGTTGGTATCTAACCATGGAAAGCAAGAGTCGTACAATTTGTTCTATCTATATGTCAAAGATGAACTGACCTTGGACGGTAATGTGTTGAAAAAGGGTTATTACTCATTCACACTCGACGGTGATCTCATCCCACAAGTTGGTGTACATAATGTGGAAAACCTTAAAACTATATCAAAGGAGACTTGGAAGTCTGCACTAAAAGAGATTGATGGCTAAAACCGTTAATCGCATTAATGTCACAATGCGCACGTGTCTATTAATGTGAGGGTATATACATGCCAAATGTCTATAATCTAAAAATCCCTCCAACACTTTTAAGGTTAGGTACTGCTGCTGTCGAAAGGCTATTCATAACCGGCTTACGTCGGCAGATAACCATTGATGATGTACAACACCTGATGGATAAACGCTATCCTGACCGTAAGCGTGCTGCAAACGCCCAAGTGAAGATAGTATCTGAAGGTGACCTTGCAGTATTCAATATGGACATTGAAAGTCTGTTGGATAAGGGTATCAGTCACAACACAAAGATGTCATTGGCATCATCATACACACGCGGGTATTTAACTATCCGGGTTATTGATATATAACATTTAGTAGGAAGGTAACATGCTTGTTTTTAATATTGATTCAGACGGTGTAGCGGCTAATTGGGAAAAGTACATGCTGAATAACCATTTCACAGACATGGAAAATATTCGTGTGTTAAACAAGCACCCTGAACGCCGTAAGCTGATTGCTGAAGTTTATAAGAAGGACCCGCATGTTTTTCGTAAGCTTGAACCCATCCCACAATTCCGCCAGCTGTTAACGTGGTTAGATGATAATGACGTAAACTTTAGGATTTTAACCGCTTGTGGTGGCGATCATCCCGATTACGATCTCGTTGCTAAGGACAAGCGTGACTTCTTCATGGAGCATTACGGGATTGAAGCAGATAAAGTCATTGTGACCGAAACGTCTGCGGATAAGTCTAACTACGCTGGTAGTGATCAGGTACTCATCGATGACTTCGATATGAACTGTGAAGCGTGGGAAGAAAACGGGGGTATTGCAGTTGAAGTTGATCCTAACAACTACGATATCGATAAGCTGCTGTTCGTACTAAATGCCATTGTAGCTGATGAATAATACTGAGACAGGTGTGGGGTATATCCTCACACCTGCCTTATATGCCTCTCAATGGATATGTGTGGTGTTTTAATAGGTATGGTAGTATGGTAGGGCAATTGTTTTATTTTGTGGCTGCATACAGCTTTATAGGGATTATATTTATAGGTACCAATGAAACACATTTTGGGTATATTTCATTACCGTGATATGTGGCCATTAAAAATTAACTCGCTGTCACATATTTTGAACACACGTTCCATTATTTATATTAGGTATTAAGGATTTAAAATGAGCATTAAGAAATTAGACCTACTAGACGGCATTGATGTTAAGGTAACCAAGGACAACATGGTTGAACTTAAAAATGGTGATGTCATTCAGAAAGTCTATGATGAAAATGGATTTGACGGAGACCGTCTATCGCTATTGCGAGACATCAATAGTGAGGTGTCTAAGAAGCTTACGAGCGTGGCGGGCAAGGCCATGACCACACACCTTCAGGCTGAAGGTAACGAAGACATTGAAGGTTTATCCTTCGAGCATGAGTTGCCACATGCCGACTTCGGTGTGGCGATTACACGCCCTGCCAAAAAGAAAGGTAAGAAGCTTGACCGTGATGAAGTCAAAGCGAATATCGCATCTTATGTCAAGTCTAAGGGTCTTGACTCAACTAACGAGGTACGTGATGAATTAGCGTCGATGTGGGACGACTAATCACGGTGTTATGATTAACGATGTAGTAGGGAAACCCCTACTACATCTTTTTTTGTCTTGTTAGATAGGAGCGGTTATGTCATTATCGTACGATTATGGTAAGGATTGGTCTACCTCATCCCAACATGTTGCGGTGCCAGGAGTCTGCTTTGACTGCGGCGGTAAAGGCGTTAAGAAGCCATCCACTATCAGTAGTATTGTTTGGTTAATCATCTCACCACATAGTGGCTACACAGATTGCTTGTGTGAAGCGTGCATGCAATCACGATTATCATTCGTTGGGTTAACGCCTGACGTGTGAGGCAAATAAAATGAGGGAGCCGAAGCTCCCTCTATTTTTTTTGCTTAAATTTGGCTATTAGCGGCTTGCTCTGCAGTAGCGTTATAACCAACTTTGGTTGCCTCTACGTCTGGATCAGGCTCAGTAATGAACGCTTGGCGCGTAAATGTATTCAAGCCTAGACGGTTATGGCGATCGATTTCTTGCTTAGCCGCCTGAAGTGCACCGAAACCAGTTTGCTGGAGCGATGTCATTTGGATAGCAAGTTCGTTTTTCTCACCTGGTGCATCCAGCTGACGACGTGCGCCATCAGGACCATTTAGGCGAGGTGCCATGTTCGTGCAAATCCATGCACGGAGAGGATACTTCTGAAGCGGATCCATTTCATAATACAATGCGGTCATTGAATAGAATGAAAGGAGCTGCTCTGTAACACTATCATCAATAACCGACGCTAGTGGCACTTTAGCGATAGGATCCATCATACCGTAACGGATCCACGCTGATAGCATGTTCTGGTAGCCTAAGTTGTAGCTGTCTGGCCCAGTATGGGTGATATCAGACTGCTCTTCTTTAACATCAGTCAATTCAAACTGACGTTGGCCGCCACCACCGATGAGGGTTTCTGCGAATTCAGCGGTAAGTGCTTTATTCAACCCGTCAATCTGTGTGTGTGTTTCGAAGAATGTTTTGATAGCACGCTTCCAGTATTCTGGCTCTGGCATGCTCTCTACCCACTCTGGGAACTCCAGAATCTTACACACCACATTACGTGATGTGTATGATGTATTGAGTGCTACAGTACTCAGGTCTGTAACCGGGCCGTTCTGACCCGCGATGAACGCATTTGCCATCGGCGCAATGCTGTGCTTGCTCTCCGAGTTGGCAATCATGCGGTTTTTGATATCGGCCATATCACATTACCCCTCTTGGGTTTGGAAACGGTGAGCAACCAATGTAGTCTTAAAGACAGTTTTCATTGTTGCGCCGTAGAAGTGCACGTTCAATGAGATGCTATTGCCGTTAGCAATATCGATTTCACTGAAGTATGGTTCGAATTCCAGGTTGACAACACCGTCGTAGATGCCATCGGTCTTTTTGATAAGCTTATTGCGAACCATCTTGATGATTTCGCCGTTTGTCTTATCAGACACACCTGACATTTCAGCCCACACACGCTCGGTGATCATCTGGAGGTTACCCACAACCATCGAAATCAACCAGCTGTTCAATACAGAACGGTCGTCTTGATACACTGAGTACAGTGCAGGGAAGTGATAACGGTACTGGTCAAATGCACGTAAGCTGATTAGGCCGGTATCCCAATCTGATACATAAACCGGGAAGGGTTTATAATCTAGGTTGAAATCATACCCTTCGTCAATGATGGTTAATTCACCACGACTGAAGCGGTACGCTGGCTTAAAGCGACCTTCCATAGAACCTGCATAAAGCGATGCTTTATTTGCAAGGCTGTATGAGACAGGTACACGCTCTTTGTACTGGCTATTGTTCAAGTACATTGAGTGGCCAACGATGTGTCCACGCATCGTGCCTGTACCGTAGTACACTGACTCAGGCATTGAACGCAGCATGGCAGATAGTGCGACTTTCATCGCTTCTTCTGTCTGCATATCGTTAACACCTTCGTTAAACACATGCGGAACCAAGATGAGGTTGGTGTGCTTATAACGACCGATGTAGTTACACATCTGCTCTTTGGTATCGGTTGAGAAACCAGAATCCCACAAGTAGCTATTCGGATACTTCAAGATAGCGTCATATTTTACAGTACCGTTACCGTAATTGCGCATCTCTTCACGAACCAACTTATCGAAGGTTTCGTTATCCATGGTACCATCGCTACCGCCAGACATGTAATGGACGTGGCCATCGGTGAGTAGCTCACCGCCCTGTTCGCCGCTATCGACCAGCAATCCATTATATGGGTTACCCTCAAGGTCAAGACCTGTGAAGATATCTACCATGTATGGGTTGTCTGCGACGTCTTCGTCGTCACGGATGACTTCAGCCGCATCGCCAAGTACCTTTTCGAGGTAATCGCGGTATACGTACATATCGCTACATGGGCCGAGTACTGGTGGCGTGCCATCCATTGTACTGCGATCGCGCCACGACTTCAGTGCGATATCTTCAAAGTCCAGCTCCATGCGCATTGGGCGATAATACGCATTCGGCTTAAAGCTGAATGAAATCGCATTTTGACCTTTCAAGGTTGGCATGATGGAAGGTTTAACACCTTCTTCAACTTGCTCTAACCATTGCATGCCCATGATACGTCCGCCAACTGTACGGGCGATGTCTGGGTCAGATGACACGGTTGACTTGGCATTCTGGCAGTAAAGTGATAACCCGTAATTATTTACGGATGCGCCAGGGTAAGGGCCCGGAATATCCATGATTGGATAGACGGTAGATTTACCTTGGTCAGTGGATACCGAACCTTCGAACGGAGTTGCTTGGCGGTACTTGCCTGACTCTTCGTTAATCTGACCAGTGCGCCAGATGATCAAAACACCGTCGATTTCGCCTTTAACTTTTTTAACACCATTTTCATAAACAATGGAGCCGTCAAAGTTACGCTCGTACTGAGGAACCTTAGAGGGTACCACTTCAGCATAGAGACGCATAGAGCCTGTCGAAGCATCCTGTGGTACAACCCGCTGAAACATAATCGGGTTAGCATTGCGGTTAAACAGCTCTGCGAAAGGTGTGTTAAAGGTGGTGTATGGACTCTTTAAGTTAAAGAGGTCGCCGTATAGTGACTTTGCAGTCGAACCATATACAACATGTGCCGCACCTACCTCGCCTTTGGGTGCGAAGTCAAAGATGAGCGGCAAGTGGATTGGAACGGGTACCTGCTCAACGACTGTAGGTGGAACGGACTGGTCGTCCACACCGTACTTGACGTTTTGCGCCGTACCATTCTTGATAATAGTAGACATTTTCAGTCTCCTGTTGAGTTATGACGTCATGTCATATGTATTTACGCTTACAACATACCAATGGAGTAAATAATGAGTCTTTCATCCGCATATGGATCAAAACTTTTAGTCGGATTCAATACCCGAGAGATTATCAATAGCATCAAACGGGCAGAAATCATCGAAAAGTGCCCACAGCCCCAAGATGGTGTTGCATACATTACTGAGAAGCACGAAGTTGCTCCTTTCAAGTACCCGATTGTCGACCATGTGACCAATACGGTTTACGTAGACTCTCGGCCATTTACATCAGTTGACCGAGACGGTTCATTAAAGATCCGTAACGAACTCGATGATAAATTACAACAGGTACTCGCTAAGTTGGAACTCGTGTGGTCGTTGTCAGAAGACAATAACCGTGTACAGCGGGCGCTACACTACAGTACCGAAGTGTTCGTAAAGTGGCTGTCTGGCATCCTAAAACGCCGCTATGGTCTTGAACCACTTACAGGTTTACAAGTCCACACGGTAGTTGCGATGTATGGTATTGGCCAGTTCATAAACAATATTGATGAACGTGCAGCCACAAAGCACTTACAAAGTATTGCTAACGATCACCGCATTCCTAACGACATTGTCATGTCTGTTGGGGAACGTGTTGGTTATATTTTTCCACGTGACCTAAACGAGTTTGTTGAAGTGTTGGTCAATTCAGACTTATCACCACGCCTTAAAGATGTATCAACCCGTGGGCTATATGAAGCACTGGGTGGTTCATGGTGGGGGAATACTGATGCTAAATTCTTGACTGGGCAAGCCTTGGAATATCCACCAACAATGGCGGGTCTTGTATGGATGGCTACAGAAAACAGTATGTTCAAAAAGACTGCGATCGGCGATATCGTTGATAACAGTAATCGTAACAATACACACTACAACTTCCAGCGTGGCCTTCAGCTCATTTTCGACACGTATTTGGATTAGGAGTTACCATGGAAAATTGGTTAGTTACACATGCACTTGAAAATGTATGGTGTAAACCGTATAACGATTTCCGTTGGTTGATCTCACCGACACGGATAACAAAAGAAACGGGTGAGCTTTACGGAGTGAACTCACAGGGCTACTCCGTACGTCTACCTAAAATGGATACATGGTTTCATGTATTTCATTTGGGTAAATTAAATCACGATGCAATCGGCATCGAATACTTATTCGACCAATGGATTCGAATTGACCGGCTAGTCAATCATTGGGGTGTGTTGGTTAAGCTTTACAACGAACTTGGCCGTACCTTTCCATTGTCGTATGCGTGGTTACGGAAACAGCCTAACGGCAATGTGTTGATTTGTTTAGAGATGGTCACCAACCAAGCTGACTTTTCACACGAGCGTTTATTCGTTAGGTTCTACAACAGCTATTTCACTAAGACCGAGTCGTTTAATAGTGATTATGCCTCGTCGGTTACAGGTAACGTGGTTAGAAGCGACCCTGTAAGAACCGACATGGTTAACTTGTTTCAATCACTCCAACAACGCGCGGGTGAACCTATTGCTTACGTTAATGGTTGGGAAGTCGATGTCTTGACAAAAGACGATATTAAGATGTGGGATTTTGTTGAGGTCGTTTATGATGGTCTTGCAGAATCCATTCACTATTTTGATATCAAAGACTTACTTTCCTTTTATAGTGATTTAGATGGTAAACGTAAGTATCTTTTACATCCACCTAAGCAGTTAGACACCATCAAGTTCATTAACGATATTGAAGTTAGTGTGCTTGAGGGGAATTACGGTGTACATTATCATCAACACCGTGCTGATTCATTCCGACAGGTAACCCACAACGATTATAGTCTGGACACATCTAGAATTTCTACTTATGTGGAAAATTCAGATCTATTCAGTGATTCAACCAACATGACATTGAAAGTGACCGTACATCGCAGTGGGATGGATAGACCGATTATCTGGGAAGATAACCGCATCCATGAACTGTATAAGCTATCTGATAATGATATTGTTAAATCGATGGCGGGGATGGATTCACATATTCCTGAGTGGCGTGCATCGCATTTAGAGCAGTCTGCTTATAATCGGATTATGGCAAGCTCTTACCAGTCAATTGATAACCAGATAGCTACAGATTGTTACGGATACAATGCGATTGCTCGTTATTCCTCAGGGTCGCCTGTCTACACCGAGGTGGTGGGTGGTGAGCTTGTCGCTAAATTGTCACCATTTCATGCGCGTAAATGTACGGCGTTTGAGTATAACTCAGATGGGCATTTGCTGGGCTACTATCACCACACTGGTAAGGTCGATGCTTATTATCGTTGTCAGCATCAGAATTGCCATCTGGTGGAGACTGTAGAAGGTCACGGTGGGAAGGTTCTTGACATCATAGAATCCAATGAACCATACGTACCAGAACATGGTGTCAATTACCGTGTTTATACCAATAAGCTTTTAAGTGGTACGCCTTCATTTGAATATGAAGATATCACCGATAGTGATAAATACGGGAAAGATGAATCTGGTAAGTTAATCTGGAATCTCGACCTGACACGACGACTCCCAGTTATATGGACAGATAAGACATTCTTGCTTTATGAATTTGACCATGACATCTATGATGGGCATATTAAGTTTAGCATCGATCACTGGACAGATGAGAACAACTATCGACCACTGAAGATGGAGCCTGAGACATTAGAAATTTGGCTTAATCGTCGGTTCCTTGTTGAGGGTGTGGACTATCATGTTGTCTGGCCGCAGGTTGTTATTTGTAACAAAAAGTATCTTGAGGGTACTGGCGATGAGCGTCATAATGTTAACATCGTCGTACGGTGTCGTGGGTTAGCAGACAAGCGACGTATTCCCAAAACGGGCTTTGTTGTTAACGGATTGTTAAGTAACAATAGTGTTTATGACGTACGTGACGATAAGCCACTGCATATCTCCATGGGCGGTAGCGTGTGTCACCGTGGTGAGATTATGTTCCGTGAAGATGCACATGTTGGAGCGACGGATAAATATAACGGACTGCCGTATTCTGTAAATGATCCAACTGTCCCACTACGAGGGTTGACCGTGTCGGACACTTACGACATTCGAGATAAGTCTCGAGATTTAGATGGTCGAATTGAAGACTATTTGACAAATAAGCTACCGACACCACCAGACATCGAGCATAACCCATCTGGTCAATGGCATACATTGTTCAGTCCCATTATGAATAAAATCATACATGACATGATAAATGGTCACTTAGAGCCCGTGGCAGATGACGAATTGTATTACATTAGCACTCGTCAGTTTGATACGCTCATGGAACCATACATGTACCTGTTGGATTATGAACCTGCATTGTCAGGCATCGACCTTCGTTATGTCCACATTGCACCACATGATAATGATGATGTCATTGCATTAACACCTATAAAGTTAGCGCTAGTTGAGCGGTTAAATGACCGCTACCTAGACAATCGTGTTAATTTAACCAAACACCTTAGGGTTGAGGAATAATCATGCCTAATAGCGATCATAAAGGGCCTAGTGAAGGATATGGGGTACCGCGCCCCAATCCGTTACGTGGCTTTACTATCCATAACTACGCTGATATCTACTCCGGGCCTACCGGGAAAGGTTCAGCAATTGCTAATCCCGATGACCTGATTGTGGATTATCCCAATAAACAGTTGTGGCGTGTCATTGATACAGACTACACGAACTACACGTACGAGTTGGAAGACTTCACTCCAACGAATACCTACAATGCTGAAATACGTATTGGTGGTTGTGCACCGCACAAATCAGATACATTCCGTATACTTATCGACAAGTCCAAACATCCGGTATCGTTGCGATTTGATGGACGTAACACAGTGACTGGTTCAGACATTACACATGTACGCGTATTCCGTGGTGAGCGTATTGACAGTGACGGTGAGGTTGTGTCTGGTTATTACCGTAACGGTACACTGGAATCTGACCTCATACCACTTGTCCTTGCGAGTAAAGATGGGAACAAAACTGTAAAGACACCACTGCCTGGTGTGGCGACACGCGACATTGCAGATGGTGAGATGTTGACTGCCGTATTTTATAGCTCTGAGCGTGGTGTGGCAGCCATCGCCTATTACTACGCAGTAGACACCTCTATTGTCATGCCTATGGAGAAACCTGTTCGACAAGTGTTGGATGTTAAACTACGTTCACCCTTCATGTCTAAGAGTGATGACCGCACATTGAAGTTACCCGTCAACATTCCGATTGATGATATCCCACTACAAGCGGATGTCCAATACACGGATGGTGTACGGACAATCAATGTGGACAACACGCGGGTAACGTTACATGGGCTTAAGAACAGTGGCTCACATGACACGTTCTACGTCAGTTCAAATGTAGGTTTGACACTACCGCTTACGTTAAGCTACCGACTGGGTCGTAACGAAGCGTACGTCGGTGACGATGTGGTAGAGAATGTGATTAACAAGCCATACTTCGCTACAACTGAGCAGATTGATGGTAGCTACAGTGTTAAGCTATTTGTAGCGCCGCGTTGGTTGGATGTAGACCGAGGATACCGCCTGAGCTATTACCTGTATGACTTAGAGCGTGGTAATGTCTTTGACGCAACACCTTATGTTGAGGCTGGTGAGAATAGTCAAGTCTTCGATCCTAAGTTGTATAATTATAAACAGCGCATGATCGTTCGGGTTGACATGTCGAAGATTAATCAGAACTACACAGCCCATGTTCATCCACAATCTTTCCACATTTCACTGCAAAGTCCTGGCAATGAACCCGGTGATGATTTCTACATCGATTACATACCAGACGGTGAAACTTACGGGGAAGGGGTTCAAGCATTGTTCTATTACAGTGATGCGAACTACTGGATGTTGGATGTCTCTTCTGGTTGTAAGAGTAAGGCGGAGTGGATTAAGAAGCTTTATGACAAGTCATACCCACTTTACGATAGACGTACTGAGTCTGAGCCACCAGAGCCAACACATGTGCAGGTGTTAGTTGGTGAAGAGACCTACACCATCCCTGTTGATGCGTGGCACCAGCCATTCAATATCAACTTTAAGGTGAGTGAAGGTCAGCAGATCTTATTGCGTTGGGTGCGCCGAACGCCTCAAGATGAATTGCATTTGGCGATGTCGCCGATGTTAGCACATCAGAAAAAGAACCTTTAATTAATTGACATGGGTGGGACACTCCCACCCTTGGAGGGTTTATGATATTAAGGGAAAATGACTGGTATCGGCCTGAATACAAAAATGCGATCATCCACTACAGTACAAAGAACCAATCATTCTTGAAGCTAGCAGCGATTCACAGAAAGATGGGTGTTAAGCACTGGTACTGCTGTCTCGCACTTATCAATCCTAACCTCGAGTTTATTGATCCACATAGTCCTGACTTGACACTTGACCAACAGACCGAAGTCGTTATTGAGATGTTGATAAACCCATGGTATTTTTTCCGTGAGTTTGTCAGGGTGCCCGTTGAAGGTGAGTATGTTCCCTTTGAAATTCATCGTGGGTCATTTACACTGATATGGGCATTTTTTAATAACATCGATATTGCCCTACTGCTTATCCGTCAGCGTGGTAAAACTGTGACGGTTGCATGTCTATTGACTTACCTTAAGCGTATCTTGAAAGGTGCAAGGACAATCCTTATCACTAAAGATAACACATTGCGTACTGAAACATTAACAAAGATGAAGAAGATACGTGATGGGTTGCCGGGGTATGCATGGAGAAGTAGTCGGGATGATGCAGATAACAATGAAGTCTTTACCTATAAGGCGAGGGATAACGTATTAGTTACCGCTATCGCACAAGGCTCGATTGCAGCCGCTGAGAATGCGGGACGTGGACTTACATGTGCACGATTGTTTGGGGATGAGGTTGCCTTTATTCGATTCATTCGTAAAATGCTAGCAGCCGCACTCGCATCCGGCTCACGTGTACGTATCACAGCAGAGGAACGTGGTATTCCCTACGGTAACGTATTTACTACAACGCCGGGTAAGCGTGACAGTGAAGATGGGCGGTATATTTACGACATGTTCCATGCTGGGCGATATTGGGATGAGTCTATGCTGGATATACCGACACGAGGTGAGTTGATTGACCATATCAGCAAAAACTCTACCGGTGACCGTGTATTGATTCATGCGCCGTTTAACCACCGTCAGTTAGGTATGACAGACCGTGAGTTGTACCTCGCCATGGCTAACGCTGGTGGTACTCGTGAAGAGCAGCAACGTGACTTTGGTCTGCAGTGGACTGCAGGTACCATGTCATCGCCTATCAGTGCTGATGATTCTAAACGCATACGTGAAAGTGTATGTGATCCTATCCCCTATGTTGAGATTTTCAAAAACACCTATTGTATTAACTGGTATTACAAGCAACACGAAATCGATACAAAGATGCGTGCTAAACACATCATTGGTGTCGATACCTCGGATGCGGTAGGTCGAGATAATATTGCATTGGTAATGATTAACAGTGAGACGTTGGAGACAGCGGCTACCGCGATTGTCAATGAGTCTAACTTAATTGTATTTTCAAACTGGTTATCTGACATTCTAGTTAAGTATGAGAATACTATCTTGGTTATTGAGCGTAAGTCTTCTGCGCCGACTATCATAGATTCCATGCTCATTACCTTACCATCGCGGGGAGTTGACCCATCCCGTCGTATCTTTAACCGTGTTGTGCAAGAACGTGATGCGAACGATCCCGATCTTGCTGAATTTACCAAATGTAATCGTGTCAAAAGTGAGGCTTTCTATGAAGCATACCGCAAGTTCTTTGGCTTCATGACTACGGGTACAAAACGTAAATTACTCTACGGTGAAGTGTTGCAAACTGCTATTAACATGGCAGGGGATAAAATCAAAGACAAGATGTTAGCCGATGAATTACTTGCACTTGTGGTTAAGGACGGTCGTATTGACCACAAGACTAGCGGTAATGACGATACCGTAATCGCATGGTTATTAGCTGTATGGTTCATGCTATTTGGTAATCGTCTGAATCACTACGGGGTCTCTAACCGTATACTGATGCGTCGACATGAAGCAGAAGCAAACGGTGATGATTTCGATAGTGAGGACTATCAACGTCGAGTCAAAGAGCAGGATGAGCTCAGCTCTGAGGTTGATGATATTTGTATGAAAATAGGGACTTCCTCTAACCCTTACGAGTTAGCTAACTTAAGACGGTTATTAAGAGTTAAACTGGCCAAACTCGATATTGATACGTCACATGCTAAGACCGTTGGGGAGTTGCGGGAAATTATTGGAAATGAAAAACTTAAGTCGAGGTACATATGACAGTATTCACAATTTGGCTAGCATTATTACTCTGTAATATTGCTATTGTCGCAGCGGGTAGCCACTTATATTACGGGATATTACAACGTATCTCTACAATGAGTGGTGGTCTAAAACTACAGATAGCGGTGATCATGACTGCATTGACGTTTAGTGCAACTGCGACCGCTAGCACATACCTTTATAGCATTCTGGAGGTCGTGCGTACTGTCCAATGATAGGTAGGTAGGGCCATTTGGCCCTACCTACTTTTTGTGCGATCACACAAAAAAAAATGGCGGAGTGGTCAAAAGACCACCCACCAAAAGTATCAACGTGTAATTCAGTCATTCACTACACTACAGCGACTGATGAGCCGCTGGGACATTGGCTTATAGTAAGCCATTGATTACATTTAATATTAAGTAGGCGTCCTCGTCTACACATCCCAATAACGTGCGCATTTATACGACCGATCGTGGTCATCGCACGACGAGGACGTGCTCGCCTCACAGGTTCACTATATGTGGTCTCGCCTACTAAAGACCACAAAGAGGCTTCTATGTTATAAATATCATAAGTGCAGGACATCATTTTAGATGTGGAAAGTACACCAACAATGCCTGCAGATAATACAACAATATCCATAGGCCACCTCCACAATATATACGGTTATGTATTTTTTTAACTGTATATATTTGCAGATAATGCTCGCAGTAGTAGATACAACATGGTCGATGTACGTACTGAGGCAATGGCAGTGTCTGCACGGAGAGTAGTATGCTTCTTCGCGTACTTCTCTAAGCGTTCACGTAGCTCCAATATAGTTTTATCTGATGAACGTGCTGCTGTATAAAGTGATTTCATTTTCCACAATATTCCACCAATATCGTTGAATCGGATACGTTCAGTTGAGATGTAATCAAAGGCATGTTGTAATGTCATGTCTATGATCTCTTCGATGTTTTGACGTTCCTTAACCGACTGCTCACGTGCCATTGCGGTCAATACATCAACAAGCGATTGACGTGATGTGGTTGACATGATGTCTAGGATAACCTCAACCAACTCACGTTTAATGAAGCTGGACTCATTACCTGATACGTCGAGTAAGTAATTACGTGCGGTTGTGTACACGTTGGTGGTGTCACGTATGATCATCTCACCGTCAACCATTGCGGTTGCAGAACGTGTTTCAATACGCGAATTATCATTACGTACTCTCTCAAGTACTTTGTAATGATCTTTTAATGACTTACGGATACGGGTTGAAATATCAGACAAGATATAAATGATCTCATCATCCGGACTGAAGTCATTGAACCCATCATAGTGAACGCTCTTACGGTCAATGAAAGACTCTGCACGCTGCCTTAACACCTCACCCCACGTACCATACTGTTTAATGGCGAACTTCATTGACAGCTGGCTATAGACCGCCTGTGCGGCTTCTTTATCGACAAGCTTCTCAAACCAATGGCTGTATAATGATGTCATCAGTTTAAACTGCAACATGACAAGCGCTTCAATGGCTGATTTGTGTATGATAGGATCACGCATATTCAACGTGGACATACATTTGTGCACATACCAGACTACTGACAAATTATAAACATCGCCCGTCACTTTCCAATCTTTTCCGATGCTGGGTACTTTTTCAATACAATCTTTGAGGTACTCTTCGTCGATTTCCAATACATCATCAAACCAGCGGTCTCTGTCTGTATCATAGAAAATGATGCGGTCAACGCCCATCAGGTTACCGCCAAAAAAGGAGGGGTTATCATCACGTGACGCGATGCTGTTGCTATAGCGTATCACACGTTTAGCCATTTTGGTGTCTGGCGTTACACCCCACACGGCTTCATCAAATGCTTGGCCAATTGTAGGGTCTTTAATATCGTTAAAGTCTTCTAATGCAACATCGGGTGATGTATATGTGGGTTTAATTTTTAATCTATTACTACGCAGTGGGAGATCATCATTTGACATGTTTATTTGCTCCGCATTTAAAAAAGGAATATGTCGACTAAGGTGTTAGTCAAATAAAGTTTAGGTATATGTCATTAACGTGAACATAGGCAACTAAATTACTAAGGAGATTCACTATGTATGCCCAAAAGCGTTCAACCTTTAATCGTAAATACAAAGACGGTCAGCTTGTAACATCGGCTGGTCGTGTTGAAGTAACACATGTACCTACAGGTGCGGCGTGCACTGTAGAACTGCTAGAAGACACAGCCATATTACGGAATGGCCGTATGACGCTCATTAACAATGAGTTGTCTGAAGTACTACATTTATGTGGCGCACAAGGTGATATCATCATTCACCACACTAAAATCAACTACGGGATACCTAAGTGGTTAACCTATAAGATTCACAACGAGCCGTTCAAGGAGTGGAAAGACGACATCGTCATTTACCTCACGGAGCCGCCCAAATGCCCACAATATATGGCCGAGAATCTACATGGTGTCAAAGTCATGGTATTGGAAAAAAGACAGCTCAAAGTAGAAGAGTTGACTGATGCCATTGTAGATAAATCTAAAAGTATTTATTACGACGGGATGATTGTTAGTTGTAAGAACTTACAAGGAGAGGTGGAGAAGTTTCACTTCTTACCACAGCGCTATGCGCAAGGCCGTGTTGTAGACATTGGGGAAGATTGGGTCATTGCTGAGGTTAAGCGTTCTGATGACGATCAACCCCACATTGTGAGGGTGCCATCATTATCCAATGCGGTGAGGAATTATATCGACAAAAATGAGAAAGACAACGTCATCGGTAGGATGTTGAAAGTACAATACACCTCATACATCCCAGGCGATCGTGTAGAGAACTTCTCATCCCCTGTCGCATTATTTATCATTAATCAATAGGAGGCCAACATGGACCTTTCATTACGCTTTATTCGTAACGGTGACGTCGATGTTCGTCGCCGTAGTATCACTATCATGAAACACCGTGACAGTGAGAGACCGATACTCTCTATGCAAGGTAAGCCTGAGTCGGGTGACTATGTCGCCCACCTTAGGTTGGCTGATGGCAAAGAGTTGCTGGTAAAGGCCAGCTCCGAATACGTATTCCGTCATTTGAGCCGACGTACGATCAAAAGCAACATCAACCAAGCCGTGGAGAAATACGGCGTGTCAGTGGTAGACTTCGGTCTACTGTATAACGATAATGGTGTTTATCACATTAACGGTAAACCAATCATGGTTGATGCTGATGACGAATCATCCAGTTTGGTGGTGCATTACTCTAACAAGCCAACCAACAAAAGCAGTTGGTTAGATAACCGTTTTTAAGGAGTCGAAATGGAAAGTGTCTATTGGAACCTGACAGAAAAGAAGCTGCCAGTAAAGACTGTAGGCCCGCTACCGAGCAACATCTCGGATGAACTGCACTTTGTATTACACGGTGGTGTTGCAAACAACACCATTCGTCTTGCAGAGATGATGGATATGGTCGGCGCAACACACGTTGTCGTCGACTATAATGTCTGTGATGACAGTGTACGGTATATCATCGATAACCTGAAGATCATCCGTCCAGGTGCGGTGATTGATGTCAATGACATCGTTTAACTATTGGCTAGAGTGTGGTAGACTCCACACTCTTTTTTTATTTGTATCTAGGAGAACAACTATGTCTTGGGAAGTACATTTCACGAACCTGCCGATTCAAGATGAATACGATGTTTGTGAGCATCTAAAGCATGCAAATACGGCACCACATATTGTCGGTGAAAATGATTCGATGGGGCCAGTACATCGCATGGCAATGTGTCAGTCGTGTTATGACGAGCATGTGGCGAAACGTGATGCGGAACTAGAGCCTTGCCACGATTGCAACACTTTATTACCTAACAGTAAGCTACACACATGGAAGTGGTATGAATTTGATCCACGTCAAGGCGATGAGCCGCTGTTAATCTGTGGCGTATGCTGGAATATGGACAAACACCAGCAGCGCATCAAAGAGTCACGCAATGCTCGTATGATTGACAGTGAGGTCTATGGCGATTAAAGGCAAATAAAAAAAGGTACTGGGGAGGTTACCCTCCCCATACCACCCGGTGAGACATTCCGGTTTACGAGTAGACGACTAATGGCAGAAGTCGTTTTACGTCGATAAACGATAGCTTGACTGGCAAGTGCTTGAGCATATCGTTATTAGGGGTTGGGGGGTGAGACACCGCGACCCCATGGGTGTATCGGAACCCGACAAAAAATCACCCCCCGTGTAGAAGTTTATAACAGCTTAGCTGACATGCTATCACGAATGGGAAATGAGCAAGAAACACATTCGTACTGTAACTTCTACATAATAATAACCTACCTGTAAAAAATACCATTAGTAAAGGAGTTTAAGATGAGTGACGTACAAGTTAAAGATAAACCCACAATAGTGACAGTTGTGATGGGTGAAGTAACTGACAGTTTTGGTGTAGATATACTCAATGGTGAGGTCATCACAACACGTGGTGATGAGGTGTGGGTATCAACACCAGAGGGTGTGATTGTAGGGCATCAAAAAGAAAACTATATCGTAGGTAAAGATGCATTCCCTATATTCATAGATGACGACATTCGTCACGATTGGTGTCAGTATGCTAAGATGTTACATGGTATAGATCTAACTGGTGTCAAATCGGCGGGCGAGATAATGTACCAAGGCCTTGTCGATGAGGGGATTGTAAAAGCAGGGATAAAAGCGGCCAGGGTCTATGCCCTTAAATAAAAAAGTTTCAGATATATATCATTAATGTGAAGAGAGAAGACAATCCCTCTTCACATCATCATTAGTAAGGAGATTAGTTATGAGAAAGTTACAGAATATCGTAATTGAAGCTGAATCTGTACTCAATACAATTCTACCAGTTATTGAATATAGCCCAGAATGGGCCAATGGTACAGGTTACCTTGATAATGCAGTTAAGGTCTCCATAGAAGTACCGTCCAAATTCTGGGATGATAAAAACCGTTTCGGGATTATCATTCCGCTAGGGGAGCGTGATAATCTGGTTGTCTTCGAGCGGTATAGTAACGGAGAAGACGACATCATTGTCTACAACGCCGCCACACGTTCTCCGTGGCGCAGTCTAATAGAGACCGCCATCGGCGGTCGTGTTGTGGCAGAAAAAGGTGAGCTCGTCACAGAGCTCATTGTAGCTATCACGCTACAAAACAAATAAAAAACTGAGGGCTTCGGCCCTCTTTTTTTGCCTCAATGGAAAGTCGATCTCTCTCC